TGAAGAAACTGTTGAAGAAACTGTTGAAGAAACTACAGTAGCAGAACCAAAAGCATAACACTAAATTTAAACATAGCTGTTGACATTTGTTAACAGCTATGTTATTATATACGCAAATAAACGCCGTAAGGGTTTAAATAGTCCTCGCTTACAATAAGGAGATTTTTTATGTCACAACCAAAACTAACAATAAGCACTGCAGAGTTAGCAGTATTAAATAAAGCATTAATAGGGTTTGATACTCTATTTTCAAACGTATTAGCAGCAACTGCGGCTAATAATTATCCACCACATAACATTGTAAAATACAACGATACTTACTACGAAATAGAAGTAGCAGTCGCTGGATTTACTAAACACGATATTAACGTTGAAGTTAATCAAGATTTACTTGTTGTAACAGGTAAAAAACGTGCTAATACAAAATATAATCCTGATCTACACGAAAGAAAAGAATTCTTACATCGTGGATTAGCATTACGAGATTTTGAACAAACCTTTACACTTGCAGAGTATATGGAAGTTAAAGATGCTAAAGTAGAAGATGGGATGCTTACTATTGGTATCGAACGATTAATGCCAGCTGCGCTGCAACCCCGTCAAATTCAAATTAAATAAGGACTATCATGTCAGACAACACAGATATTGCAGTAGATGAGAAAGTGCGCGTTCGCGTGCCTGAACCAAAACGTTGGAAAGTTATTCTAATTAACGATGACGTAACCCCTGTTGATTTTGTAGTAACATTACTAATGGATGTTTTTAAACACGATCCAAATTCTGCAGGTAACATTACTATGCAAATTCACGAAACTGGTTCTGCTATTGCAGGAGTGTACAATTTTGAAATTGCAGAAATTAAAGCAGTAGAATCAACATCACTTGCAAGAGCTGCAGGTTACCCACTACAAATTAAAATGGAGGAAGACGTATGAGTTTGAAAGAATTAACCGCTGAAGCACATAGACTAGCTGAAACACAACCGTTTGTTAAAAAAATCTTTTCTGGTAACCTTACTAATGAAGAATATGCAATCTACTTGTATAATCAGTATACTGCATATGAAATTTTAGAAAGTCATGCACTAGTAATAGGGTTATTAAATGACTTACCAGGTATACAACGTGCTGCAAAATTGCTTGAAGATTTTAAAGAATTATGGCCAGATGATCAAGAAGTGCCACCACTTGCAACTGCTACAGTTTTATATAAAGAACATATTAACAATATTTCTAACAATCCAGATAAACTACTAGCACACATGTATGTTAGACACATGGGAGATCTATACGGTGGTCAAATGATTGCAAAAAGAATTCCAGGATCCGGATCCTGTTATAAATTTGATAATGCCGATGCGCTTAAAACTGCCATTCGTGCTAAATTGGACGATTCATTGGCAGACGAGGCATTAGTCTGTTTTAAATTTGCCACTCAGTTATTTGAAGAGTTAGCATGACAGTACTTTGGAATCAATTAATTGATCTTCAACTCATGCTTGAAGATCAATTTAACGAAACTGGAACAATTGTTGTTGAATCAAGTCACGATCAATTTTCTCATAAAGGTTGGATACATAGAGTATGGGAAAGCAAGTTATATCGCAGAGCGCATATAGATATTATTGACGAGCGTGATACTCGTGGATTATGGATGTTACACTGCTGTATATTTCCACATACTAATAATCCTGCACCAATATTTGGATTTGATATAGTAGCAGGTCGTAATAAAATTACAGGTTGTTTCCATGATTATAGCCCTGCAGGCGATATTAATCATCCAATGATTAAATGGTTTGCGACCAACGTTGATGAGTTACAATGGAATAAATTACGAACATTACCTGATTGGGCTGTTCGTATTTTTTCCCCGTCTATGATAGCTGCAAGCAACGTTCAATCTAGCGAAGAAATAGCACAAATTATTAATACAGTAACATGCACTAGTAAACACTACTTATCATGCGTTGCAAACACAAATAACACTGTTAAAAGCACTGTAGAAGAACAAAACTACTACGCACAAAATCAAAAGTTAAATCCTCACACTCCTAAAGTTATGGCTGCATTAGGATTAAACGAAGAAGAAGTTAACATCTTTATTCATCAATGCTTATTTCCTGAAATTTAAATGTAAAATAGTGTATTTATCTAGATAAATACACTATGAAACATTCAGTTATAATTCTCACAAAACAAACTACTATTGACTATGAAACTTCTAAACTGTTGGCTAATTTTATAGCTAACGGCATTGAAGTGTCAGTCCGTCAATTTAACAACTTTGATATCGTTATAAATCAACCAATTAGATACGATGGGGAAGATTTCCCCATGCCGGATTTAGTATTAGTACGATTGGGTGCTGGTATTACGTCTGTCGAATTAGCTGTAATTAGATATTTTGAATTACACAGTATTCCATGCGTTAATTCTAGCAATAGCATTAATATCGTACAAAACAAATTCCACACTAGTCAAATACTGTCACATGCTAACATAGCTGTTCCTACTACAATGCTAGTACACTTTCCAATTACTAATAACTTAATCGCAACACAGATAGGATTCCCTTGCGTAATTAAAGTGTTAGTTGGTAGTTTTGGTGAAGGTGTGTACTTATGCCATTCTGAAGACGAATATAAAAAACTAATTGAATTTCTTAAAAACTTAGATAATGATAAAAAATTATTAGTGCAAGAATACATTAATGATCGTCCTGGTGAAGATTTACGAGTATTTGTAGTTGGTGATAAAGTGTTAGGTGCAATGAAGCGCACTGCACCGCCTGACGATTTTCGAGCAAATATTACAATAGGTGGCACTGGCGAGTTATTCCCTGTATCTAAAGAAATAGAAGACATATCACTAGCTACTGCAAAAGCATTAGGATTAGAAATTGCCGGTATTGATCTGTTATTTGATAAAAGAGGTTTTAGAGTTTGCGAAGCAAATTCAAATCCAGGATTTAGCGGGTTTGACCATTATTGCAATACTGACATAGCGAGCGACATAGTTAATTACATTGTTAAAAGATTATCAGAGTAATTGACAGGATGACATAAAACCTATACAATATACACATACTTTATAAATGTATAGAATAATCTTAAACGTAACTTACTACAACATACTATGCCATTAAACATTAACAATTATAAAATTGACGGTTTTCAAAAAGTTTGCGATATAACACTAAAATTAGATAATCATAATCATTGGTATTATGAAAATATAAATTATCAAGTTATGTATGATACTCATCGATCATGGGTATACTTTATTGTAGAAGATAATGAAATTATAAAAGTTGGGGAAACTGGTAATCCATTAGGTATTCAAAAAGTTGAATTTTGGTGGGACCAACAACCGTTGTCCGGTAGCAAATGTCGAATAGGACGATACATTAACGGAGATGGTACTGATGAATCTATTAGAGAGCAGTTGTTTGAATCGATGCATAAAAAACTTAACAGCTACTCGTTTTGGGCTAAAAAATGTAACTACCTATCATCACCCTTTACAATTTGGGGTAACCCTTACACTACTAATGCAACTATACACAAAGATTTAGAAAAACAGTATTTAGATTTTATTAAAACACATACAGGCACATTACCTAGATTAAACAAAAGTCGATCTTAAATTATAACATTAACCTTAAATCACACAAAACATAATATGACAAAATTAAACATCAGAGTAAATAAATTAGCTAAATTAAACATCGGTCCACGTCCAATTTGCCCAGTATGCAATGTTAAAGAGCGCACTATTGGTAAAAAGAAAAAAGACGGAACTTATAGTTTTCAATCAATGTGTACACCTTGCAAACATAAACATCTTGAACAGAAGAATGGTGTGAAATATGCAGTGCGGTGTGCTCAAAATGCAGGTTGTAATTCAATAAAAGAAAACAATGATCGTATTGCAAAAGAAAACGGGTTTTCATCACATAAATCATACACAACTCAGTTAAATCTACAAAATGCAAAAGAAAATGGGTTTTCATCATATAAAGCATACGCAGATCATTTAAATCTACAAAATGCAAAAGAAAATGGTTTTAAAACATATAGAGCATATAGAGATCATTTAAACTTACAACTTGCATTAGATAACGGGTATAGTAATTATAAAGGTTATAATGATGCATTAAAACATCAACTTGCATTAGATAACGGATATAGTAATTATGTTGATTACGCAAATTCAAAACATCCATATAGAAAATATAGAAAAACTTATTGTGAAAATATAGATAACCGGTTAGGTTATGTATGTACATCTACTATCACTATGATTGCACAACTTGATGTAGACCATATAGACGGTAATGCTAGAAATAATAAAAAAGAAAATTTACAAACACTATGTAAATGTTGTCATACACATAAAACAATTACTGAAAAAGACTATTTAACACCAGGTAGAAAAACATTAGGTATTAAATATTAATCAATAGTTATTTTATCATCAGGTATAACAATTGCAGGGATAGCTCTTATTCCTGCAAGTCTTGCAGCAAAGTATCTGTGATGCCCATCTAATACCATATACTTATCTTCATGTTTTTTTACCATGATAGGTGGTATCTTTTCTCCCATATGATATGCTTTTGCAATTTTCATCATATTTTGCTTACTTGTAGGATCTTTCATTTTGTTAGGATGTTCAAATGTTATTAATTGTGACATCGGAATTTCTTTAACTTTATGTCGTTCTTTTGCATTCCAACTATTAATACTAGTACCATAGTTGTCCGGATCAGTTGACATGTGGGCAGTTACTTCAAATATTCGCATAGCAATCTCCAAAAAAAAGCCCTGTTCACAGTTGTAAGAGGTAGCGAATCTCAAACTGTCAGGTAGGGCAACCTTGACGCCTTAGGCACATAAATGTGACGGTCCTAAGTTGTTAAAGTTATTTATCTTTTATTTCGTTCGTAAATATATTCACCATCATCGTCATAGATAGGATCTTTAATTAACACTAACGGTCCTACTTGTACAGCACGTGATCCACCAATAATAGGTCTTTCAGTTTTTCTATCATAGAAGAATGCATGTCGTTTAGGATCCATACCTACCTGAGCCCAATTCTTATCATGTAACGCAGCCATTGCTTCTGTCTTTGCATCTTCAGGCGATACTTCTTCCCAAAAACCTTTTAGAGTAGCAATTGGAACTTTAGTAGTTTCGCCTGTTGCAATGTTCATTGAACCTTTTTGCGGTAACTTAATGGTTACATTATTAATGACTGCTGCTCCTCTATGAGAAATAGGAGTTCCGGACTTATTGTGAATAGTTGGAACCCAAACATTTTTATGATTATACGCAGGGATGTCTAATCGTAATTGCACTACATCACCGTCTGCAATATGTGAATTAATCTTATGACGTTTATCAGCATCTAACCCGCGATTCATATCTTTTTCACTTGCAGGTGTAGGAACATAATCATACGGTCTTACTGGTTTATATTTTTTTACTAATGCTGTATATTCTGCTCTAGACATCTTTCCAGCTTTAACAGCTTGAGCTGCAGCTTTTAATTCTGGATGATCTTCTAAACTAAATCGTAATTCTGGTCTTTCAGGTGTCTGACCGTAGTCTTTTTTAACACGTTTTTGTTTTACTCTTGGTTGTAAATCTGTAGGTTCATCTTGAAACGGAAGTCCTAATTGTCTATCATTTTCAAGTAATTCAGAAATTCTCATTTTGTATCCTTAATCATATTCTATATTTATCATTATTTCTGCTGGCTTTATTTTTACTCTTTTTGTAGGTAAATACGTTAGTAACTTTATCAAGGAGAGAGAAGTGAACAAAATCTTAGTATTATTACTACTAGTATCATCATCAGCATTTTCTGCTGAACTCCAACACTCATTTAATAGTCCAGCATTTAGCGGAATTGGGTATAGCAATCACATTCTAACTATCCAACAGTTAGAACAGCAAGGCGTTGAAAAAAACAAATCACTTGCAGATTCATTAGCAGCTAAAGCAGCATCAGCAGCAGCCAATACGCCGGCGGCTAAATTCTTAGCAAACTTAGAATCAAGGATCTATTCACAACTAGCAAAACAACTTACTGATAGCATGTTTGCCGAAGGGTCTACATGTACTACCCCAGGTGCAACTTGTGGAAATATTCCAGACTTAGGCGGAAACACGGTTACTTGGGGATTAGGAGCAGGTACAGACAATGGCCTAATTATTATCAATATTACAAGTAATAGTAATCCAAGTCAAACAACAACAATGAAGGTGCCAGCTGGCGCATTCTATTTTTGAGATAAACAATGAAAAAATTACTCATAATATTAGGAATCATGTTACTACAAGGATGTGCAGCAAGTAGTTCAATTGAAAAACTTATAACAGGTGAACAGTTTGACGATCCAATCGTTGACAACACTCCTTATTTGAAAAAAGAAGAAAATTACTTAGCTCCGCCACAAAGTGGCCCTATTCCAATTGCAGTGTACGGTTTTACGGATAAAACTGGACAACGCAAATCAGTGCCAAACATTGCTAGTTTAAGTTCTGCAATTACACAAGGTGCTGAAAACTATTTAATCAAGTCATTAAAAGAAGTCGGCGATAGTCGTTGGTTTGTAGTACTAGAGCGAGTTGGCTTAGACAACCTAGTTAAAGAGCGTCAAATGATTCGCCAAACACGCGAACAGTTTCAAGGCAAAGATGCAACTAATTTACCTGCTATGACGTTTGCCGGAATTATTGCAGAAGGCGCAGTAGTTGGCTACGATTCAAATACAATTACAGGCGGAGCAGGTGTAAGGATATTTGGCATAGGTGGCGAAACACAATATCAAAGCGATACAGTAACAGTGAGCGTGCGTATAGTGTCAGTAACATCTGGTGAAATTCTAACATCAGTTGTAGTAACTAAAACTGTACTAAGTTATATGGATAAAGTTGGTGTACTAAAAATGTTCTCATCAGATACTAAAGCATTAGAAACTGAAATTGGCGGAAGTATTAACGAAAGCATAAACAAAGCAACTAACAAAGCAATTCAAGCTGCGGTGATCGAAACTATAAAAGAAGGTGCAAAAAGAGGCCATTGGGCTTTTAAAGAAGCACCTAAGGAGCTAACAAATGAAACAACTTCTAATACTACTACTAATAAGTAGTCCAGTGTTTGCAGCAAGTACAGGAGTAAACAATGTCTACATCGAACAAGTCGGAAATGCAAATACAATCGTTATTGATCAGATTGGCGGAGCTAATAACGTTGGTGGTACAACTCTTAACAATCCTTTGTTATATAGTTCCAGTAACACTATTACAGCTTTTGTACCAGCTGCTGCAAGCTCATCAAATTATGCGACTATTACGGGTAATTCTAACCAAGTAACATTGTCGCATACTGGAGATACTAACTGGGCACAATATAATATTAGCGGAGCAAATAATATATATTCTAGTATCATTAAAGGTAATCAAAATCAAACGTTACTTAACATTGGACTTGGTACTCCAGTAATTGCTAATGTTGTTACTGAAACAATTACTGGTGATTTAAACTATGTTATACAAAGTTTAACTAAAGGTAGCATACATAGTACAATTGATATTAATGGCAGTAACAATGAAGTTACAACACGATTAAATAGCACTAACGGTGTAGTAGATACAACAGTAAGTGGCGGGTTTAACAGTTTCATTAACGAACAAGACGATGGCGGTATCGGGCATCATCTAGTACAAGATTTTACTGGGAGTTACAACTCTGTTGTAACACAGCAGCAAGGTACTAACGATTCTATGATAGATATTAGTACAATTGGAGATCATAATACAATTACTGTAAGGTCAACTAATTCAAGCAGTATTGTAAATTCAAATACAGCCGTTTCGAGGTAATATGTGGTTCTTAGTTTTTTTATTATTAGTTGTTAATAATGCTTATGCAGGAATTGGTGCAGTTTCAGACGCTAAAGGCACTGCATGCAGCATTGAACGTAACAAAGAAAAACTTGCAGGTGATAAAGGCGCATCTATAGAAAGTATGGATGCGTACATTACCGGCGGGTGTGTTAGTAACATTCTATTTAAAGATGAAACAAAAGTTAAAATTACAGAGAATAGTAGATTAGTAATAGATGACTTTGTATACGATCCAAAACAATCAGATGCAGGTAAACTTGCATTAAAAGTTGGATTAGGTACTGTTAGATATGCAAGTGGGCAAATAGCAAAAGCTAATCCACAGCAAGTAGGTATTCAAACTCCCACTGCTACAATTGCAGTACGAGGTACTGACTTTACTATGACAGTAGATGAAACTGGCCAATCTCTTATTGTACTACTTCCAAGTTGCAAAGATGAGAAAGATGTTAAGCAATATGAACTACAAGAGAATATTTGTAAAGTAGGTAAAATTGTAGTTACAAATGATGCAGGGGAAGTTACTTTAGATCAAGCGTTTCATGCAACTTATGTTAGTAGTAGAACTGCAATGCCAACTGCTCCGGAAGTTATTAGTTTGGTAGAATCTAAAATCAATAATAACTTAATCATTTCTGCGCCAAAAGAAATTGTTAACGCAATTAAACAAGCAGCTAGAACAAAGAAAGATGAAGAACAAGAAGATTTAGAAAAAGAAGCAACTAGACGATTAGCAAATCAAGTAGCTAAAACTCAAGAAACTATTGCTGCTAGAATAGAACAGATTGCAGAAACTATACAATCTATTGCACCTTGCGACCCGACATCGCATGTATGTGTAATGTGGGAACAACCTAATGCAGACGGTACACAAAAAGGTAAAGGTACTGCATATCGTATAACCCCAGATGAACACTATGCTGAAATTAAAACACAAGGGTATACTTCTAATACTGCTATATCTATTATTCAAAATGATACTACTGCATCTACAATGATAGGCGACAGCAGTGGCGGTAATACAATAAGTATTACACAAACTACCGGAGTGTTAAGACGATGAGAATTTTATTTTTCATATTGTTGTTATGGTATTCAAATGTAGATGCAGTTCCTAACTATGTACCACTTAGACCATTAATGTTAGGATATATTCCATCAAGTATGAATAGTCCAGGTGGTGAGTTCTTTAGTAATGCGTTTGACGGTAATCCCGGAACTAAGTATCTTAACTTTGATAAACTTAGTGCAGGTGTTATGCTTAAACTGTCACAAGGTAAAGTTATTAGTCAAGTACAATTTACTACAGCAAATGATTCTCCAGAACGAGATCCTGCTAGTTTTAGTTTATTTGGAAGTAATGATACATCAGGAGGTTGGACGTTAATAACTTCTCAACTTATTGCATTACCTAATAATAGACTTGCAGTTAGTCCAGTATACCCTATTAACAATACAGAAGCATACGTGTATTATAATATAACGTTTCCAATTGTTAAAGACGCAGGTGCTGCTAACTCTATGCAAATTGCAGAAATAACATTCTTGTACGATCAAAATGATCCTACTACTAGCATTGACTTAGGAAGTACGTTACCATGGACTACGTTTCCAAGTGTATATTGCTGCGGTGGCAGTGGATCTTCATTTAATGCCGCTCCTGCTAATACTGCAAAAGTAACGGCTTTTACATCTAGATCAACTACTGACAATCAAGTATATATAGATCAGTTAGGAAACAATAACAAGATTACAATTGATCAAAAAGGTACTAACAACAATTATGTAAATTACAGCAGTAATGGCTCGTCTAACACTACTACTATTAATCAAACTGCAGCCAATAACTTACAAGTAAACTTTATTGACTTAACAGTAAATGGCAATTCTAATTTGCTTAGTATAGATCAAGATACATATACTGCCGGGTTTAGTAAAGGTGCTTTTATAAATATAACTGATAATAACAACAGTTTAATTTTACAACAAAAGGGTAGTGGAAATTATTATGCTAATATTGAATTATCTGGTGGTAATAAACATGTTGATATATTACAACAAGGTGCAGCAAATCATATGACTGATATTACCTTATCAGGACAACCAGTAGACTTGAGTCTACAACAGAGTGGTGCTACTCAACAGTATTACTCAATAAACTTTAATTGTGCTACAGTAGGAGGATGCGCACCAATTCAAGTACAACAAGGGCAATAACTTTTAGTTAAGGCTATTAGGAAATTAAAATGTAAATAAGGAATTAATATGGAAACTTCAAGAGGCGCACTTATTGAAAAGATAATGTTTGCACTAATACCAATCTTATTCTCGTGTATAGTGTATTTAATTAACTCATTGTCTAGTGCTAATGAACGCATTACTATGTTAGAGGCAAAAAATCAAACTATAGTTACTGCTGATGCATTACACGAAATGAATAACATATTAGATCTAGCTCGTGAAAAACTACGTCAAGATTTATTAACCTTGCAAACTGAAAACATTGAACGTTCTGCAGAAAATAAAAGTTCAGTTAAAGTTTTAGAATGGCGTATTTCTGCATTAGAGAGTCATCAAAAATAATATGAAAAAACTTAAAACTTATAAATCAATCTTTATCTCGGATATACACTTAGGTACTCGAGATTGTAAAGCAGAACAACTTAACGACTTCCTTAAACATAACACTTGCGAAACACTATACTTAGTAGGTGACATTATAGATGGTTGGAAAGTTCAGCAAAATAAACTAAGATGGAAACAAAGCCATACTGATATCATACGTAGATTTTTAAAAATTTCAAGACAACACACTCAAGTTATCTACATAGCAGGTAATCATGATGAATTTTTAAGACCTATGCTACGATTAGGAATATCATTTGGAAAGATATCTATTGTTAATCAGTGTGATCATATTGGCGTAGATGGAAAGCGTTACTTAGTTACACACGGCGACTTGTTTGACGGTATAACTAGATTAGCACCATGGTTAGGATTTTTAGGTGATAAAGGATACGACTTTATTTTAGGACTTAATAATCATTTTAATTGGGTGCGTCACAAGTTAGGGTTTGGATACTGGAGTTTAAGTAAATACCTAAAACATAAAGTTAAGACGGCTGTAGATTTTATCTTTCAGTTTGAGATTAACTTAACTGACTACTGTAAAAAAAGAAACTATGACGGTGTAATATGTGGACATACACATACACCACTTATTAAAGAGATTAACAGCATTATACTAATGAATGATGGTGACTGGGTTGAATCTATGTCAGCATTAGTTGAACACCACACAGGTGAATGGGAAATTATATACTGGACGGAGGTGAAAAGTAATGTGGACATTGATAATGCTAGTAGTTAATATACACGATCCAACAGACGTGCCTGGAAGAATGAAATTGTTTTTTCCTACAGAACAAGAGTGTGTGCATGTAGCATCATCACTAACATATACAGTAAAATTTGATTGGTTTAAAGTTACTGCCGAGTGTACAAAATCATAATAACAATTTACTAAATAAAAAAAGCTAGTCGCGATGCACTATCATCCACTAGCACTAAACATTATATATGTTATCTAAGGAGACACTAATGCCCAGCACAATTATTTATATAGATATAAAACCAACTTATCTGTATATCAAACAACATTCAGTAACAGGTTTAAAATATTTCGGCAAAACTACTTCTCAAGATCCTAAAAGATATTTAGGATCAGGAAAACATTGGAAAAATCATATTACTGCACACGGAAAGGAATTTGTAGAAACTATTTGGGTTTCAGATCCATATACAAATAAAACTATGTTAACTGAATTTGCATTAACCTTTTCAAAAGAAAATAATATAGTAGAATCTAAAGAGTGGGCTAACTTAATACCTGAAAACGGTATTAGTGGAGCAGTTCAAGGAAAACCGTGTACAGAAGAAACTAAATCTAAAATACGTGATTCAAAGAAAGGTAAACCTGGTCCAAATAAAGGAATCAAAGCAACTAAGCCTGCTTGGAATAAAGGCATTAAAACAGGTAAACCTGCACATAATACAGGTAAACCGCACTCAATAGAAACTAGAGCTAAAATGTCTGCTTCTCAACAAAATAGACAACATATCTCTTGCCCGCATTGCAACACAACAGGAGTAAACAGTTCTATGAAACGTTGGCACTTTGAAAATTGTAAGGTAATCAAATGAAAAAAATTTTAATAGTTTCCGACAACTTGTTTGATCAAGTTAACGGCGTAGTGACTACGTTCACTAATATAAAAAAACAAGCAGAATTAAACGGATATGAAATAGAAATTATAAACCCTAGTCATTTCCGTTATATAGATGCTCCAAAATATCCAGAAGTAAAACTTAGCCGTACATCTGGTATTAGAAAAATGATTGACAGGATCAATCCAGATTATATTCATATTTGCACAGAAGGTCCAATCGGGCTGGCAGCTCGTGGATATTGTCGCAACCGTAAGTTTAACTATAATACATCCTATCATACAAAGTTTCCCGAGTTTATTAAAAAAATATACGGAATACCAAAATGGATTACATACGCATACGTGCGTTGGTTTCATAAAGATTCAACTGTAGTATTAACTACTACACAAACAATGGTTGAAGAACTTAAAGAACATAAGTTTAGACCAAATGTCATACCATGGACACGCGGTGTTGATAGAGAATTACTACAACCAACTGCACACAAAGCAGATTCAGACAAAACTGTTTTGCTATATGTAGGCAGAGTGTCTAAAGAAAAATCATTAGATGATCTATGTGTATTATCTAAAAACGAAAAGTATCATGTGCAAATTGTAGGAGATGGTCCTTATCGTAAACGATTAGAAAAGAAATATCCATTAGTAGAATTTGTAGGATACAAGTCAGGATCGGAGTTAGCTGATTATTATGTTAATGCTGATGTATTTGTTTTTCCAAGTGCAGCTGATACGTTTGGTATTGTAATAATTGAAGCAATGTCGTTAGGTTGTCCAGTTGCTGCATATCCAGTGCCAGGTCCTATTGATATTATAGAACAAGGTCGTAATGGTATTATGGATACTAACTTAGAAACAGCAATTGAAGAATGTTTAAAACTTGATAGACACCGTGTATATATAAGTTCATTTAGATGGACTTGGGAAAATTGTTGGGAAATATTTAAAGACAACTTGGTGCCAAAAATAAAATGATTAAAAAAATATTATTAAACCCCTGGACTGCGCTACTAACAGTTATGTTAGTAGCGGGTGTACGTATAGCAGATCCGTCATTTGTAGAAAGTATGCGACTAAGATACTTTGATACATTAATTACAAGTAAACCAATACAAGACTCATCTGTTACTACGGTAAACATAGATGATGCTGCATTAGAGAAGTATGGGCAATTTCCGTTCTCTCGCGACATATACGCACAGATAATTGAAGACTTATATGCTAGAGGTGCAGGATTAGTAGTGTTTAATATCTTTATGCCAGATGCAGATAGATTTAAAAGAGATGCAGACTTAGCTAACGTTATTTCAATTTCTCCTGTTGTACTACCGCAGACCGCAACTAACGAACCTGTAAAATTAGATACTATTGCATTTCGCCCAGGTGTTAGTGTAATAGGAAATGAAGATCAACCATTTACTGTAAATTATGAAAACATACAAGCAAATACTAAACAACTTAACGATGTTACTGCAGGTGCTGGTATTGTTAACACTTTCCCAGAACTCGATGGCGTTGTACGAAGAATGCCAATGGTTGTATCATCAAAAGGAAAGTTATACCCGTCACTTGGACTTGACACTTTACGAGTCGCAAGTGGAGACCCAAGTTTCCAAGTTAAAATCTCAGAGTTTGGAGTCGAAGCTGTCAGAATTCCTAAGTTTGGAAAAATTGCAACCGACCCGTTCAGTAGAATTTGGATTGACTGGTCACATAAGCCCGCAAGCTATTCAATCACTAGTCTTCCAGACTCCTTTGAGGGACGAATCATTATTGTTGGTCTTACCGCAAGAGGACTCAACAACCCAGTGGCAACAGCTACAGGGGAACGGTTTCCTCATGAACTTCAAAGTGCTGTATTAGATACACTAGTATCTGGTACTAACATTGTTAGACCGGACTACGCAGATGGGGCAGAACTATTAGCATTTATTGCACTAGCTATTGGTTCTATATTTTTAACGAGATGGCGTTATGGCTTTATTCCTATTATTATGTTTATCGGCGGCATTCCTTATGCTGCTAGCTATGTTTTCACCAATTATAGCATTTTACTGGATGCAACGTTTGTTGTGGCTGGATTTGGCTTTGTGTATGCTCATGCTTATACTGTTAAGTTTGTTTCTGAACTAACACAAAAACTAGCTATCAAAAAACAATTTGCAGGTTACTGCTCTAAAGAAGTAGTCGAAATGCTACAAAAAGATCCAGAACTAATTAAACGTGGTGTTAAAAAGGAAATAAGTATTTGCTTTTCGGATTTGCGTGGATTTACTCCATTAGGTGAGTCATTTGGAGACGATGTTGGCGGTTTAACTAAAGTAATGAACGGTTATATGGATTCTATTACGAAGCCAATTTTAGAAGCTAATGGTATGGTTATTAAATATATCGGAGATGCATCTATGCATATTCACAATGCTCCAATTGATGATCCTAGTCATCCATCAACTGCAGTAGCAACAGGACTCAAAATGGTTAAAGCTGTTAAAGAATATAGTAAACTCCTTGAAGCTGCAGGACGTCCAGGTGTAAAGATGGGAGCTGGTATTAATACCGGATTAGGATATATTGGAGAAATGGGGTCAACAGAACGACATAGTTACGATGTGTTAGGAGATGCTGTTTCAACAACTGCTCGTATAGAAAGTAAATGTAAAGAATACGGTTGTGTGCTGTTAGTTGGAGAAAATACTGTACGTTATTGTGATAACGAATTTTTCTTCCTAAAGATTGATGATTTAGCTGTTAAAGGTAAAAGTGTCGGAGTTGGAATTTATACTGTGTTAGATGACGTTGTACCTGAATATGTTACTGCTAAAGAATCTCACAATAAAATGCATGAGTTATATAGAGCACAACAATTTGATTCTGCCATTAAAATATGTAATCAGCTTAAAGATAAGTTTGATGGGAAAATGGCAAATTACTACGATATGTGGATTGAAAGGTGTGAATTCCAAAAAACTCAAGAGTTGCCTAAAGATTGGAATGGGGTCTTTATAGCAACCTCAAAATAAAGGTTTGATAAATAGATGTATGAGGATTTACATTATAACTAATTTAATTAACGAAAAAAGATATGTGGGTATGACTTCAAAAACATTAGAAGTTAGATTTTCAGGGCATAAAGCAGATGCCCGTAGGAATAAACCCTGGATACTGCATAAAGCTATACGTAAATACGGAGAAGAAAACTTCAAAATAGAATTGTTAGAAGAAACAAATGCTAACGATTTAAATGAATTAGGACTTGTTGAAACGTTTTGGATCGAAAAGCTTAAACCAGAATATAATATGTCACTAGGTGGCGAAGGAAATTGCGGTTGTGACACATCAGGAGAAAAGAACGGCATGTTTAATAAAACCCATACTGAAGAAGCAAGAGCATTAATGAGTGCTAATAGAAAAGGAAAAGGATCACAACCTGGTAAATTAAATCCTAGATTTGGGAAACCTGGTACTTTTGCAGGATGTCATCATAGTGATGAGACTAAACAAAAAATGCGTAAGCCTAAGAGCGTACCGAGACAGCGTGTAACATGTGAAATCTGCAGTAAAGAAGTTACTATAAACACTATTGGGCAACACAAGCGCAGATTTCACAATAACGAGTTTATCGCCACAGAGAAATAATTAAAAATCAGCGTCAGTAAGTCCAGCTTTTTTCATAACAGACCTTGCAAGGCCAATACTTAATGGTTTTGACCCACGAGGTATTGCAATATGATGCGAATTATCAGGTGCATAAAACTTCTCATGTTCTCCGCCTTCATGTGAAGTATAACCTTTTTTTAGTAACGCTTTTCTTAATTCTTTACTAGTTGGTATTTTAGTTTCATCTAATTCAATACTTTCTAATAGCTCTCTTATTCTCATTCTTAACTTTCTCCAGCTGCTGCAGTATTATCGTCTTCAGATTTTGCTTTCTTCTTTGGCGGTTTAGGATCGTCCATACGAACAGCTTTGTCAAATTGTTTAGATGCTTCACGCTCTACTTTAACTTGTTCAAGTACACGATCACTTTCAATAATTTTACCACGTAAATGTAATACGGTATTTACCTTTTGAGTTAATCTGATTAAATCATTATCTAACATACGAATACGATCAATGAGTGCAATTAGTACAGTGTTAGCGTCACTAATAACCGGCTTAACTTCTTTAGTTGCCCATTCCCACACGTATTTTATAATTAGTCCCATTCCGACTGCCATAACAATAGGAAAACCGTACTTATTTACAACTCCAGCTAATTCACTCGGATCCATTCTCTTCCCCCGGGGTATATTTTTTAATTACTTTAACTTTTCTTAAAACTGGACGACTACCATCAGTTGTACGGTCTAATCTAAAATAAGAACCATCTTCCCATCCTAAACTATCAAGATCAATCTCTTCATCTAAGATCATTCCAAACTCAAACAGTTGCCACACATAATCTAAATAATGCATACTAATTCCTTTTAGTCCCTGCGAGCATCATTTTTCCCATCAGCACGCGATATACGTTCTACATCTGGTTTTAACCCTAATGCATTTGATACAATCGTGTCGATGCGGATGACGTCATGATTCATTGTCTTAACGCGGTTATCTAATGCTACAATGATTCCAGCCATTCCTTTGATACTTCCTAACACTCCACCTAACAATAGCTTAATGGTTAGGTATACGAAATACCCACCAGCAAATGCTACTGCGATAGGAAAGCCTAACTCACCTATAAGTTTAAATACTTCATGCATCCTTGCACTCCTCTGTATATTGTATTTATTTAAATACAGGTTTAATAAAGTTTGACATTATTTAAAATACTGCTATAATATACAACATACGCAACACACTTAAAGCATTGTATAACATTTGCTCAGGATTGAAAACCAAACCGCTACATATCTGTAGCTTAATACATTATTCATTAGTGTGTTGCTATTTTTATTTTTTTAATTTTATAGGAGAACTATATGTCTTTATTACTTGAACAAGAACCAGTTGTAACTAAAAAAGAAGAACTAACTACTGAACACCGTGATCGTTATCGCAATGCGTTACGTAATTCAAGAGAAGAGTTTTTAGCATCCGAAGCAGTTACCCAAATGCCATTCCAAGATTGGATTGATAAAGTGTACGGGGTTGTCATGTTAAAAAATGACGATGGTTACTACACTATGAACTATGATGTTAGTGACGAAAAACGATTTATGATGTTCCAGATTAAGTATCTTACTGTTTCGTAATGAGCGGGTTACGGTATGCTGCACGGCTGCCTCACAGTGTAAGTAAGGTAGAAGTTAACGAATGGTGTACTGAAACGTTTGGACCATCTGCTGGATTAACAAGTAACAGCAGATGGTTTATGCTATATTACACTATTCAATTTAAAGAAGAGAAAGATCGTAACTGGTTTGTGTTGAAGTGGGGTTAAATGAAGATAAAAGATTTATACGATAATTATCCTGAGTTTTATGAATTATGGAGCAGAGATGATGATAATGAAATACTGTGTGACGAATTTATGAGACAGCAAGGCTACACATCAGCAAAGTTTGTTATAACCAATGAAACAAGTCGTGACCAATCTGGTTATTGGTATATGGATAAAGATGATTACTTTGTATTTACTTTGCTTTGGGCGGGGGAGATATTTTGATAGTACATAAACTAACATTTAAACAATGGCAATATATTGCAACACACGATAAGGTTTACTTACCTGAAAATGTTACATCAGTACCTAGAACAAAAAATTTTGTTAAAGATAAGTTTAAAGGTGATCTTAACATGGATGTAGGTTTTGGTCACATAACATTTGAATCTGAAAAAGATTTATCCTGGTTCTTATTAAGCATTTAACTGAGGTAACATGAAGAAACAAGTAACAAGAACATCTTACCCAGGTTGGAATAACTATCCTGTATACAGGTGTAATACATTTGATGATTACAATGAAGTGTTAACTTGGATGTTAAGGAATAAATGTAAAGAATTCTTATTACATTATTGTAGTACTGGCGTACATGTATTCCAAGTTAAATCTAATCATGCATGGTTTGTGTTAAGATGGGAGTAATTAGTACCTATCACCAATTTTTAAAATTGTAGGTTTATCTAATGAATAAAATATTTTAGTTAGTTCAGCAATTGAACTACTGTTGAACTTATTTTCATCAAGTCTTATTAGAGAATATTTATTTTCAATACACCATTCCTCTAATAACTTATCCTTTAACTGCTTACGAGCAAGTTGGCCATGCACTTCTTTAAAATGCCATATGCCGTCATATTCAAAACATATCTTTAATTTTTTAGAAAATAAATCACGTACAATTGTTTCTCCATTATGTTTTAAGCCGCCGCCAAATGTCCATTCATCTTCTGGATGAGTGTTTATAAAATGATCTCTTATTAAGACTTCATTTTTTGATGTAAATCGTTTTGATTGCGACATTACTTTTTTAGCGTATTCAGAATTTTGCCATAATGCTTTTGATCGTTCTGAGGCTTGTTTTCTTGCTTCGGAAGAATGTTTAGGTTGCACAAACCCATTGTTAATTCTTGCTTTATTATTTAAACTTGTTATGCAGGATTTACTACAACCTTTCTTATATGTATTAGACACTAATTTTTCATAAGTAAATGTGTTACCACACTGTTTACATGTATCAGTAATTACATGCCGAGGGGTTTTTATTTTTTGAAGATATGATTCATCATTATATCTTCCATGATTACCAGATGGATATTTTTGTTTTTGTTCAGGTGTTCCGTGCGCACGTTCAAAATGTGTATGAATTCCGTAAATAGAAAATTCTTTTTTACAAATAATACAGGCGCAGATTGGTTTGGTATAAATAATGTTGCTGGACATTGTTGTTCCTTAAAAGTTAAAAATGTTTAGAGTAGTTAGATGTTAGCGCATCGTGAACTACATTTTTATTTATCATTAACACTTGACAAATATTATTTTTATGTTATAATATGCACAAGTTAACAATAATAAGCACATTAAATATTTTAGTGTGTTTATTATTGTTGTAATTCCTTCAAAGTGACGGCATCAAACACTGGGGTTCGAAACCCCACATCTCCACCATAAAACACATTAGAGGTATCGGAGTGGGGCAACAGCCGTAGACTTCCTGCCCCTCAAATGGGAAGTGATAGTGTGTTTTATAATGGGGATGAATTGGATTCGACTTGGTGAGATAATGGAGACGGCAACAGGTGAGGTGACTGTCCTAAACAGCGCAAAACTTATAGACGCAAAAGCATCTAAATTCGAGTATATGACAGTTGACTTCTCTTTGGAAGCAGCTGACATGGTAGCTTAAGAAACTACCGCTCTGGGGCATGTATGCCTTATTAACCAAAATACAACTAAGCTGCCCTAGGGCAGCTTTTTTATTGACTCTTTACCATGGATCATTAATTATTGGAATATCACCACGAAACATTATATTTCTAGATAAATGATCTGAGAAATCCCAAGTTGGACTTATACTACTAAGATGTGCGGCTAATAATGCAACTGGCATAAATGTCCTTGGACCATACTTATTTAATATGTCAACATCTCTTGGATTATCCTCAATTATCCCTTCCCATGTAGTAGCTCCGCCATTAACTATTATAGACCTAAACGCATCTTCAGTTTTTGGATTAGTACTAGTTGCTGATAATGGTTCAGTTGTTACAATAACATATTCACGATTATCAACTGTTACACGTTTAAGTTTTCCAAATTTTGGAAGATACGGACTCGGATGTTGCTTAACATAATGATAGAACATTAAAAAATCTTTTAGATCGTCAGGATACTGTTTATAATTAGGTGCTAACCAAGTTTTATCATGATAATCTTGTTCTTCACTTGCAGAAAACACTTTTAAAATTGTTCCATTTGGTGCTTGCCAAACAGTTGCATAATATCCAGTTCCTAACAACTTATATCCTCTTGCAGTTAGCACCGACTTCATATCACCACGATTGTGAGCCTCGTTTATAATTTCTTGTATTTTCATAATTTAACTTAGCAATTCCATTTTCTCAATGCTAATGCTTTTCTAGTTGGTTTACCTTTTTCGTCTTTCATAGGACCTTCCATACCGCCCATTCTTGCACAAAAACTCTTACGGCGTTTTGCATCTTTACTTCCAGGTTTAAGTTTACTTGGTTTAGTAGTTACTGCAGTTTGTAATTTACTTCCAGGATGTTCTTTACGATAACTAGCAACACCTTTAGCATTCAATCCACCGTTTTTGTTCTTTCCTGATTTCTTCTGCCATGCTGCTGTTTCATCTACTGATTCATTTGGCACACAGTTGTTAACTCTAGTACCACCTTTTACTTTAGTACCTTCTTTATGTTTGCCTTTCCAGCATTTGGCATCAAGTCTTGTTTTAATTTCTTCAGAGATTATTTCATGTATTTTCATATGGAACTCCGTGTTCGTCAGTACGTGCCATAAACACTGAACTGTATTCATTCATTCTATCAACATGATCTTGAAACGATGCTTCTGGCATTCCTGGATTTCTAAACCCTAAATTCCAAAATACTTTTAACGATGCTATAGAGCTTACTTGTCCACCTAACATTGGATACTTTGCTACAGCTTTTGTTAGTAACTGTGTTCCAATTCCTTGTCCGCGTAATTCTTTAGGAACTAAGAATTCAATAACAGATTGTGGTCTTGGTGAAAACTGTGCTTTAGTATCGATATCAATTCTTGCATCACCGATTGTGATTACATCACCGTTATCCCGTGCTAACGAGCCATGGTGGTTTTCTAATAATTCATGTATTTTCATAGTAATATATTTATCGTTTGGTAAAATGAAAGATGACTTTTGAAAACAGTGAGTGTATACTAGTTGAAATTATAGCTTAAGGTTGACGGGCCAATTGTAATACCGTTAGTGAATCCATTCTGATGTGTGATGGTAGCTAGTTCTGATTGCTATAGTCAGGCCTTTAAACACTACCCTTTATTGGATGCCTAAACGAGAACCCACTGGTTGCTAGCGTTTGTTTAATTGTATATGGTTGCAAAATGATTCTAAACGATGTATGAATACAATGATACGAGGTATTCTTAAAAGTCGCGGCAGGTACTGGTAAGCGTAGAGCCAAACATCGGGATCAAAATAAAAACACCTGCTATCTAAAAAAGGCTAAGAGGAACTCACATGAAAACCTTTCTTATGATACTAGGAAACTAGTATCATATTGACACAAAGAATCTACATGAATATAAAAAGCATTCATAATTATTAAATAATTAAAAGAAATAAAAATAAAAACATGATAAGTGAATATGAGTGTAACGAATATGAACTTTGAATGTTTTAGGACTTTAGTCCTTTTAGTATTGACTTTATTATAAGTACATTATATAATAAGCAAAAACATTATTACACAAGGAGTTATTATGAAAGCGCATTACATACGTGGTCATAACCCAGCACCTATATTAGGTAAAGGAGGAGCACATCAACCTAAGAAAGAACATATTCCAGAGTTAGAATATGACTTATATGATTTTTACTTAGAGGACAATGAAGGGGAAGTTGATTCCCCTGAATCTTTTTATGCTTAAAGTTCCTCGTAGTACTTTTATATTTTGCTCTAATAATCATTTAGTTGCAATTACTAATAGAGATATATTTAAGAACACTATGTACGCTGACGCATTTGATTATATGCCAGGACAGCCAATACCAACACAAGGACAAATTACAAACCCAACATGCTATTGCGGCACAGATTGGTTTTCAATACCACAACACAATTTTATAGAGAGACAAGTATGACAGCGTACACAGGCGAACATGAAGAATATATTGATCCATCATTAGATGATTATGATATTCATAAAATTGAAGACAAACCAGTTAATATTGGTTTAAGTATTGAGATTAACAGAACTTGTACTAACCATTATCAGTCTGAAGAAGAATTTGGTGAGTGGAGTGAATCTTATATAAACATGTTATCTACTGTAAAACTTACTGATCATATGCCGGACATCGTTACAACATTAGATGTTAGAGCAGGCGATGACGTGATTGTAGTATGGGTTGAGTGGTCCACTGGAAATTCATTTGGAAGAGCACATTTCGGTTCAGCTGAACCAATTGCTGTATTTAAAGATTATAAATCAGCAGCTGAACTAGAATCGTTTTTAGAAGCTTCGGAATATTATGATAAAATTGTATCTGCATGGCGCATAACTAAGTACCAAGCTGAAAAACTTATTAGCGAAGTTAATCAGCCGCACAATGTTACTTATGAGTTTATTCCAGATGAAGGTACCTCCCATGGGAAAATTAAAATGTATTTACATACTTCAGATGGCCAATCTATTAACTTTAGCTATCTGCCATGGACTGGATACTTTGACAATCTAGAACATATTAACATTAACGAAACACGTATTTCACAATTACACTAATGACACTAGATCTCTTAAAGGTAAACGAAGTTGGTATTATTACCGGCTATGACGGTAATAAATCTCGTAAACAATTATTAGCCATGGGCCTTACTCGTAACACACAAGTACAAGTAGTTAGAGTTGCTCCATTAGGAGATCCAATTGAAATTAAACTACGTGGGTTTTCATTAACACTAAGAAAAAGTGATGCGGCACAATTACTTGTTAATAAAGTTTGACAAGTGCTTACACTTATTATATAATATATTTTTACTTAATTAACACAGGAGTACACTATGCAACAAGTACACAAATCATGGCCCAGCATTAATCAGTTTAGACAAGTAGTTAGAGAAGTTAAAAGTCGTGCTACCTTTAAAGGGTTAGATGACAATGGTGAACCAACTTTTGATCCATATGCACCTATTCCAACTTTAACGTTTGAAGGTTCAGTTAAGTCACACGGTACTAATGCTAGTGTTACTTCTATTGCCAGCAAACCAACTGGGTTTTGGGCTCAATCACGTGAACGCATTTTAACAATAGATGATGACAACTACGGTTGGGCAAAGTACACACAAGCAAATAACGGTGTGTTTACTGATCTATTAACTGCAGCACAAGATACATTAGCTAAGTTTACTATTACACATTATTCTATCTTTGGCGAATGGTGTGGTCAAGGCATTCAAAAAGGTGTAGGCATTAGTAATGTTCCTAAAATGTTTATTATCTTTGGCATTGTTGCATGGGAAGGTCCTGTTGATAACGAAGGCGAACAAACTCGCATTTACTTTACAAAAGATCAAATTGCAGAAACTGTTGCATACGCTAAAGAGATTGTAGGGTTTAACGGTGAAGTTTGGCCAGATAACTTATACACTAAATACGATTTCAAAACATACACAATGGATATCAACTTTAATGAACCCGAAGTTGCACAGAACATTCTTGCTGATCTTACTATTGCAGTAGAACAAGAATGTCCAATTGCTAAACAACTTGGTGCAGAAGGGGTTGGCGAGGGAATTGTGTGGCAATGTGTTACTCCGGGTTACGAACAATCACGCTTTATGTTTAAAGTTAAAGGTGAAAAACACAGTTCATCTAAAGTTAAAACACTAGCAAGTGTTGATGTAGAAAAAGTTAACTCCATTAACGAGTTTGCTGATACAGTAGTTACTGAATCTAGACTTACTCAAGGTTTAGAATACTTAAAAGTACACAACATTAGTATTGAACCTAAAAGCACTCCTGTATTCTTAAAATGGATTGCAGATGATGTTGTTAAAGAAGAAACTGATACACTTGTTGCTAGCCATCTAGAAATCAAAGATGTAATAACAAGAGTTAAATATGTAGCACGTACATGGTTTTTAGCACAGGAGGAGATGTAATGGAATTTTTAATAATGATAGCAATAGCGTACTACATAGCAGGTGCACTTTTTGCAACGTTGTCATTTGATAACAGTGATGATGCTGGAAGTTTAGTGTCATGGACACACCGCATGGTCTTTTGGCCAGTAGTAATGTGGAGATGTTAAGTAATGGTAGCAATGGATGCAATTATGATAGGAATGCTAAGTATTTCTTATCTAATACTAGGGGCCGGGTGTGCTACAATTTTATCAAATGCACCATTTGTTAAACAAAGTCCGTTTCGCAACTACTTTATTGTGATAGGATTCTTTTGTTGGCCACTATCACTTCTTTTAATTATAGCATTTGGAATATATTATCCATTTGAAATACTATATAATTTACTAAAAGGAGAAAAATAATGCCACTAGTACCGATAGCTTTAGCAGTAGGAACTTTATTTGGAATTGCAATTACTAAAACAGTTGCAGCTTTCAAGGAGATACAAAGACTGGATGAGTTAAAGAAATGATCAATAAAGGGTTAGCAGCAGGTATATTGTTTTATGTAACTTTATTAATGTATATACATGATAGTGGATACCTGTTGTCACCTATTGAATATTTAGTATTATCATTTAGCTGTTTACTTATTGGTGAAATGTTATATCCAAAAGAATAAAAAAACACTTGACAAACAATTTTATTAGTGTATAATATGCACATACTAAACAACAAAGGTACACAACATGGCAGTAACACAAGAAAACGTAATTCCTTTGCATGATCGTATTGTTGTAAGACAAGATCCTGCAGAAAGCGTAACACAGGGTGGTATTTTAATTGCACCTGTTTCAAAAGAGAAATCTGTAATTGGAACAGTACTAGCAATAGGAACAGGGAAACATATGGATAATGGTCAGTTCCGAGAAATAAAAGTTGCAATTGGCGATAAAGTGTTATACGGAAAGCACGCTGGAGAGCCTATTAAATTACATGATGATGAAGTTATCATTATGCGTGAAGATGAAGTATTAGCTATCCTAAGAGATTAGCAAAAAGAAAATAGGTTTCCTACAGCAACAATTTAATATCTCAGTGTGTCGCAGGTTCGATTCCTGCATGTTACTTGTAACATTAGCTCAGTTGGTAGAGTAATTGATCAAAATTGTGAAACCTGTTAAAACTCCTTAAAAAATTAAAAAAAAGTGTTGACAAGCAGTTAGTTACGTAGTACAATAGTTTTAGAATGTTAACAGCAACTTAAAATCATTTTTGAATATGACTAAAATACATTCTGTTAAATAGTTTTTTAGGTTTCCTACAGCAGTACTTTGCAGAAGTGCGGAAAAGATGTTCCGTACATATTTGTAACACTATGTGGAACCTGTTAAAAAGTTTATTAAAAAGAACCCAACTACTGAAAAAACTTTTGCGAAAGCAGGCACAACGTGTTCTCCGGAAGGGGCACAGTGGGTAGTTATAGACTGCGAGTTGTAATGAGTGAGAGTTTCAGGCAATTACAGTGCTTTGATTCTAGTTACTATGGTAGTCATGTTGGCGGAACTAGTAAAGGGCGTCTGTAAAACGTTGACCGCATCAGCTCGATGAAACCAAAACTTTACGGGGTTCTTTTTAATAAGTTTTAGAATGTTAACCGCATCATAATTTAATGGAAACTGGTGTCCTTAGGACGTGTAGGTGCAAGTCCTACAATGCAATATTGCATTTGGCGAAAGAGTAGACGCACTGGTAAATAAAATGCATTCTGATAAACACATGAGGTAACTATGAATACAGATTACGCACATGCAGAAGGATTTGCTACATTTACAGGGGATGTAAAAAGAGCATTTGAAATATCAAAATGGTGCAAGGACCGCAGCTTAGTACACGAAGTTGATTACAAATATCATTGTCAACGAAGAGAAGATACTACTACAATAATATTTCAATTTAAAGATCCAAAGCAAGCTACATTAGCAAGATTGGTTTGGATTTAACAGTTTTAGGATAGTAACAGCAACAATTTACATCGGACTCTTAATCTGGCAAGTAAATTCTATCCTGTTTAACAACAAATAAACATATGACCAAATTATCTAAATTAACTAAAAGAAAATCAGATATTAGTTTTATTGATCCAACTACTATGGAAGTTAGATGCACATTTAATCAGTGTGTTGATAAGTTTACAATTGGTGAATATGAAACTATACCAAAAGCTAACGGAAACGAGTATACTGTTTTTTATCATAAGTGCGCAGAATGCGGTCAACGTGTTAAAGGGCGTGGTGATAGTACAAAGGGTTGGTTTAAACATATAGAACGAGTAGTTGACGGCAGCAACAAGTTTTATTCTTCAAATAAAGAAGAATAAGATTTTAGAATAGTAACAGCAAATTATTTAATGGTTCGATTCCATTATTGCTATCTTAGCGATAATGCTCAATGGTGAGCAAGCTATTCTGTTAAAGTTGTTATATTAAAATGTACTACAGCGTCTGATATCAACGTAAGTGTGGAGCACTGCTAGAGTCGCCCTTTAGTATACGGTTCGATTCCGTGATGTAGTACATTTTAATATAACAAAAGGAGATTAATATGGCCGGTAAAGGTAGTAGAGCAAGACCATTAAGCGTTAGCAAATCTCAGTTTGATGATAACTGGGATAAGATTTTTGGTAAGAAAGAAGAACCCAAAACAGAAATCATTTCAAACTCACACGGCAGTCATGCTAATAACGAAAATTTAGATAAAGGAACACAAGATGGCGAACATCAGTAAAGCAAATAGAACTGCAGATCCAAAAGTAACACGTAATGGCAGACCTAGACTTAAATTGCTAAACTTAGCTCAAGCTAAGACAGCACTTGAAAAAGCAGGTCGTGGACGTGATAAAAATAAAATTCGTAACAGAATTGTACTTTTAGAAAATCGTGCTAAAAAAATAGGTGTGTTAGATTTAGTCACAACTACAACTAATCATGCAGAACTTGTATAAATAAAGAACGTCGGAGGTCGAGCGGCATTGGCGACTGCAGTGGACTGTAAATCCATGCCCTCTGGGCACCTGGTTCGAATCCAGGGATCTCCACCAATTATAAGTGTCCTTTAGTGTAACGGTAGCACCGCAGATTTTGATTCTGCTAGTACAGGTTCGAACCCTATAGGGACTGCCAAATATAAATGTCGCTATCGTCTAGTGGTTAGGACACAAGGTTTTCATCCTTGCAACCGGGGTTCAATTCCCCGTAGCGACGCCAAATATTATCCGAGGTAAGATGATACATGATTTTGAAAGAGCGGTGTTGAACCATCTAATACACAAAAGTGTTATACCAATCGATGGTATTTTTCAAATAGAAGAATCTCATTTAACAGAATATATGTTAATGTATTCCAACTTATTTGGAAAATTAGGTAAAGGGTTAAAAACTAAAACAAATACTAGATATGCTAGAAAGTTAGCCGGACTAACATTATTAAAATTAAATTTTGAAAGAAATGCTAAATTTAATCAATTAAAATCCGGTTTAGTATATATAATTGAAAATCCTCAATTCTTACATCATTATAAAATTGGGATGACAATAGAGCTTCAATCAAGATTAGATACATATCAGACGTATGATCCGTACCGACAATTTAAAATTGTTAAATACGAGTTTGTATTAGATCGCTCACTTACTGAGAAAAAATTGTTATCTCATCCAGATATAACAAAAGAATGCGGAGAATGGGTTAGTAAAGCTAACGCAATTGAAGTATTTGAGAAAATATGTTATTCCAAGGTAGCACAGCGGTAGTGCTTCGGATTGTTAATCCGCAGGTCGGGGGTTCGAATCCCTCCCTTGGAGCCAAACAAGTTTATTGGGATGTCGGCTTAGAAGCAGCCATCATTTAAAGAGTGACCCGCAAACTTTGCTAAAGTGATACTTAAACTTACGGCAGTGCGAAAGCAACCTGTGAGCGTATGTAACTGCGTTAATATAGAGTCCGGCAATATGCCTTAATGGCTGTTACGAGTCTAAAGTGATTGCTATATTAAACGGATGAGGGAGGTACACCCTAATGTTAAGGATGTTTTTCCTAATAGTTAAACTTAACATGTCCGAGAGTTAATTAGGATGTCGCAGACAGGTCTTTGGCGTAACAGCACACCACTAAACAACAGAAAACTTTCTCCATCAACGAAAGTGTAGTAGTTGTCATTTTTAAATGATAGCTATTACTAAAGCACTAAATATCAAGTGTTTTAGTAATAGTTATATTTGCCAGGTTCGCATAGTGGCCATTGCAACGGATTTGTAATCCGTCGGGGAAACCCATCAGGAGTTCGAGTCTCCTACCTGGCTCCAAACAACAAATAATTTAATTAGTAGTTGACAAATACATAAAACAATGTATAATACACGCATTAGTTAAACAACAGTTTAAACAAATTACCGGGATGTAGCTCAGTTTGGTAGAGCGGGCCGTTTGGGGCGGTCAGGTCGCATGTTCAAATCGTGTTATCCCGACCAACATAGTACGCGAATACTATAGTTTTTGAATGCTAACAGCAATTATTACTTTCAATGGTGAATTTAATGCATTCAGTTATAGTATTTGCATACAACAGTTTTGGATGCTAACTGCAACTTTAAACTTTCTTTTTATGAAACTTAAAATGCATCCAGTTATTTAATCATATGCGGGATTGGCATATGGGTTGTGCAATAGCCTTCCAAGCTATCCAAACGAGTTCGAGTCTCGTATCCCGCTCCAATTAACAATTACATATAGGCATAACATGAAACTAACTATCACTGATAACAGTACGTTAAAAGAAGTAAGAACACGTACTCATAGAAGTAAAACTCAGCATAGTGCGCCAATTAAACATTTTAAAGGTAAAATAGATGGATTGCGTGTAATAGTAACTGAAACAATAACAGGTAAGAAATTTTACTTTGTTATTCCTCATGCTGCATATCAACACATGAGATCTACTACATCAATTGAAATACTATTTGAACTAGATGGTTCTCCTTCTAAACAACGTCCTAGTACTAGTTATAATGCTATTCCAAATTGGTGGATATATCAAGTTCCATCAGAATGCCATATGTATGCTTATAGAATAGACAATAGATCAAAAATACCAGTAAATTCAACTTTTAACAATCAATACAAAGAGGATTAACATGACAATTAGAGCAAGACATATTTTAGTAGAAACAGAAGAACAAGCAAGACGCATTTACCAAGAAGTTATCGAAGGTAAAGACTTTGGTGCAGTAGCAATTACTGAAAGCAAATGTCCAAGCGGACAACAACAAGGTGACCTAGGACCGTTTGGTCGTGGCCAAATGGTTAAACCATTTGAAGATGCTGCATTTAATTTAGAAATTGGTAACTACAGCGAACCAGTTCAAACACAATTTGGTTGGCACGTTATTCAACGTACTGGCTAACAATTTTGGTATAGATACTGCAACACAACTATGGCTGGTCTGTGGTTTCACAGACAATCCTAGGACTCTTTACCTAGTATAAAAAAAGTAAGAACTACTATACCGTTAAAAATAGGATAGGTTCAGCAAACAGAATTTGCTAGTTTAATAACTAGCTCCATTGCTAGCTTGCACTAGCAGTCATTGTGCAAGCATCAGTCGAGGGGCAATGCTCGACTGTAAAATAAACAACTAAACGCCCAAACTATCCTGCATTCTTCCACTAACAACTTATAGAGGTATATTATGTCTAATGAAGACGACGATGTATTTTTTACACTTGAACCAGATACACTTGCAGAAATTTTTGCAACTACTCATCAAAAATTAGTAGATGGAGAGATTACACTTAATGAAGCCAATCGCATAGGAAGTAACATGCCAGAAGGTTGGGAATTTGAGTTTGAAGACGAAGAAGAATAAACCGCTTAACACGCGGTTTTTTATTCTCTAAAAAATAGTTGACAAACAATTTTAATAGTGTATAATACACAGCATAAACAATAAGTTTATTAACAGCACATAATTTAATATAAACTGAGGAGAACACACATGAGTACATTTATCGAAGCAATTGCAAATCAAGAAGATCGTACTACTAACGGTATGAAAGCACGTAAATCAACTTCATCTGCGGTAGTTGATTTGTTTTTTAAGATAGGTGCATCACGTGGGAAAAACATTACACCTGAGTTCGTTGCTGCTTATGTAGAAGATAAAGATCTTGCATTACGTATTGCAGCTTGGGTACGCGATGTACGTGGTGGTGCAGGCGAACGCCAGTTGTTTAGAGATATTTTATTGTATCTTGAAAACTCAGATCCAGATGCTGCTAAAAAACTTGCAGCTAAAGTTCCTGAACTTGGACGCTACGATGACTTACTTGTGTTCAAAACACAAAACTTAAAGGACTATGCATTTGCGTTAATTAAAGATGCATTAGAAGCGCAAAATGGACTTGCTGCTAAATGGATTCCACGTAAAGGAGATACTGCGGTACAGTTACGCAATTACTTAGGGTGGTCTCCTAAACGTTATCGCAAAACACTTGTTTCACTTACTAAAGTAGTTGAAACACAAATGTGTGCTAACCAATGGGACACTATTAACTTTAGTCATGTTCCATCTGTAGCATCTTCACGCTACAAAAAAGCATTTGCTCGTCACACTGACAAGTATGCTGAATACATTGCTAAATTAGTTAAAGGTGATGATCCAACTGTTAAAGTTAATGCAGGTGCGATCTATCCATATGAAATCGTTAAGGGTTTAAGTGGTTGGTCTCAACCATCACTACTTGAAAAACAACACATTATTGCACAATGGGACGCGTTACCTAACTATGTTGGTGATGCAAGTATTCTACCATTAGTTGACGTATCAGGATCCATGGGTTGTTCTGCAGGTAAAAGCAAAACTGTTACTTGTATGGATGTTGCATTATCATTAGGTATTTACTTAGCAGATAAAAATGCTGGTAAGTTTAAAGATACATTCTTAACATTTAGCTCTAAACCAGAGTTAGTTACACTAAAAGGTAATGTAGTTGAGAAGTATGCGCAAATGTCTAGAAGTGATTGGCAAATGGGCACTAACTTACATGCAGCATTTGCTAAGATTTTAGATGTTGCAGTTGAAGGTAATGTACCTGTTGAAGAAATGCCAAAGATACTTTTAATATTATCTGACATGCAATTTGATGCTTGTGTAACACATGATGATTCTGCAATAAAAATGATTTGTCGTAAGTATGAAGATGCAGGATATACAGTACCACAAGTTGTGTTTTGGAACTTAAACTCACATGACAATGTGCCAGTTAAGTACAATGCAAAAGGTGCAGCATTAGTAAGTGGATTTAGTCCAAGTATTATGACAAGTGTACTTGCAGCTGATATGGATGACTTTACTCCACAAGCAATTATGTTACAAACAATTATGAATCCTAGATATGATATAGGATAAATTCTACTGCAGATCCAGCACTTACTTTAAGTACTCTGCCTCGGCTGAAGCGAAATGACTGGAATGGGCTGCTCTCACGGGGTTTAGTAGTTGTACCTGACACAAAAGAACAACTACACTTTTAATTAAAAGCACGTATAACCTACGTGCTTTTTTATGCGTATTTGCTTGTTACACGCAAGTTTACACGTTACTTATAGTATGTACTAAGTAACTTTAGCTCTGCGCTAGTTAAGTTGTTTTTGGCGCGATTTGCTTTCATAGACATAAACTGTATATTATCTTTTACATATCCTCTGGTTGAATCTATTCTATCAATAGAATAAGAATCATCTTCAGCTTTTCCATTATGCCACTTTAATGGTATTCCTAAAATAGGACATGAGATTGGAATTCCAATTTCGTCTAAATCTAAAGTAGTTAAATTAAAATCAAGTCCGCGTTTTTTAGCAGATTGTCTTAATCGATTAAGTATGATGTTTAAATCTCGTGGTTTCATGTAAATATTTATTGACAATTGCATTGTACAATAATATAATATACACATACTTTTTAACTACACAGGAGCTTACATGAAACGTTTACTTTTAGCAGCAACACTTGGTTTAACTACATTATCTGCTAACGCAGTTTGTCCAGCAACGTTAACTGGTAAGTTTTCAGGTTCAGGTCAATATACTGAACAATCGTTTATTAATAATGTATCAGTGATTAGTTATATTGAATACCACGTAGTATCAGTTATATTCTCCGGTAATAATTTAACTGTAGTAAAAGAGTTTTATGCAGCTACTGGATCAGGTGCTCCGGCGGTACAAGAAGCAGTAGGAGTATCTCCGTTTACGTTTGATAAGAATACATGTACTGGCCAAATAGGCGGAAACAGTGATCCAATGTATTTTGTAGTTAGCGATAGTGGAAACATTATTAAATCAATACACGGAAAAGCACCAAAATCTCAATACTTATATGCAGAAGCATGGGAACTAAACAAACAATGAGTACACTATATATGTTAGTAGGAGTCCCTAGCTCAGGTAAGTCAACATGGGTTGAACAACAATTATGGGCTAAGAATTGTGTGCATCTTAGCTCGGACAAGTTTATTGACGAGTATGCAGCTTCAGTTGGAAAAACATACAATGAAGTTTTTAATGAGTATATTAAAACTGCAACTCAACTTTTAACCAAACGAGCAATCACTACAAATGTAGCAGAGACAGATGCAATATGGGATCAAACTAATTTAACAGTTAAATCTCGTGCAGGTAAGTTAAAATTGTTTCCATGTTATAAAAAGATTGCTGTTGTATTTGCAACACCAGACTCGGCTGAACTTGCAAGACGATTAGCAAGTCGTCCAGGTAAAACCATATCTGATGCAGTTATGGCATCTATGACTAGTATATTTCAAATGCCAACTGAAGAAGAAGGCTTTGATGAAATTTGGCATGTATAGGAGAGTAAATGGCAGATGTGTATGTGATTTCAGATCCGCATTTTGGACATGTAGGTATTTGTAATTTTTTAAGACCAGACGGTACTAAAGTGCGTCCATGGGATACTTACGAGGAAATGGATGAAGAACTCGTTAAAAGGTTTAACGAAACTGTTAAACCTAATGATAAACTGTACATTTTAGGTGATGTTGCAATCAATCGTAGAGCACTACCTACACTAGCAAGATTACACTGTAAAGATATGGTACTTATTAAAGGTAACCATGATATCTTTAGACTTAATGAGTATACTCCATATTTTAGAGACATTAGAGCATATCATGTTCAACAAAATGTTTTACTAAGTCATATTCCAATTCACCCGTGTGAAATGAGTAGATGGAGTGGGCAATTACATGGTCATTTACATTCCAATGTTGTAATGAATGGAGATGTGCCTGATACTAGGTATGTTAACGTGTGTGTAGAACATCATGACTTTAGACCAGTATTACTAAATGATATGCTTGCACAAGTTAAAAGACTAAATACTGCTTGACGTAGCACATAAAATGTACTATAATATTACTTTATTTGCAACGCACGGGACATACTATGAAACATGTATTTTTTGCATCGTTATTAGCAACATCAGTTATTGCATCTGCAGCCGAAACACCCTATGATAAATTTAGCGGCAAAGCTAACTTTACCAATAGCACATCTGTTAAATGGATACAAGTTGCTAACGTATTAGATACATGTAATACAGAAAGTAAGCGACGTGGCCTTCCAGTATACAAAATTGCAATTGACGGCTGTTCATTCTGGGATACAAACTTTTTAGGCCATACTTGTCTTATAATTACACCGCTTACTACTGACTTTTGGACACTAGGACATGAATTACGTCATTGCTTCCAAGGCAGTTTTCACAAATACTAGGAGAAACATGAGTAAAGAAGATTTAATAGAATTTCAGGGAAAAGTAGAAGAAGTGCTGCCGGGTAATATGTTTAGAGTTAAAGTTGATAACAGCGAACATATTTTAGTGTGTTATACCAGCGGTAAACTTAAACGACACAAGATTAGAGTTATACAAGGCGACAGGGTTAAAATTGAAGTTTCCGGTTATGATTTGAACAAAGGTCGTGTAACATATAGATTGTAAGGAGGGTTATGAAAATTGCGTATGCATCAGATTTGCACTTTGAATTTGAAGAGCTGCATCTTAAAGACATTGAACCGGGAGATGTCTTAATCCTTGCAGGGGATATTTTAAATGTTAAACACCTTAAATCTCAATCAATGGGTACTAACAGTGGTAACGTTCCTACTATCGATTTTTTCGATAATGTTACTGCTGCTTTTAAGCATGTTATTATGGTTATGGGAAATCATGAATATTACGGATCGGACATTAACAAAGCGTTAGATGATCTTAAAGAATTATTGCCTTATCCTAACTTACACATCTTAGACGGTGAGTACCTTGAAATAGACAACCACTTGTTTATTGGCGGTACATTATGGACTGATTATAATAATGAAGATCCATTTACGTTGTTATTTGCTCCAAACATGATTAACGATTATCGAGTAATTCGTAATAACGGAAAACTAATTCAACCTGCTGATATCTTAGAACGTCATAAACATTTTGTTAAATGGGCTACACAAGTTGATAAGATAGGTTATGATAATGTTATACTCGTTACACACCATTCACCATCAAAACAAACTACTGCAGATCATTATAAAGATGATGAACGTATGAATGGATTATTTGGCTCTAATTTAGATCAATTTTTAAATATGTTTGATTACGCTATTTTTGGTCATCAGCACAATCCTAAAACACCAGTAGTACACGATTGTGTGTTGTTAAATAACTCTAGAGGATATCCGTTTGAAGAAATGCATGACGGATTTCAATTAAAATACATCACTATATGAGGATACTATGACTATAGATACACGAAATCTAACACTTACCCAAATTGATAATCATATTCAAATGTTAGAAGACAAGATTAAAGAACTTGACGGGCAAGTTCATGATTACCAAGCAATTATTAACGCGTCTAATAAAACATGGAAAGATATGTTACGTACTGAACTTATTAGAATGCTAGTTGAAAAAGATGAAGAAATTAAGAACATTGGTGCAGAAGCTGAACATGTATTAATTAAAACTGCACTTGAGTTTAACTGCAACAAACGACAAGAAACTGCTACAATTTTAGGTTACGGTCGTAACACAATTACTAAAAAAGTAGCCGAACTTAATATTGACATATAGGTGACTAATGCAAAGACGTGAATATGTAGATGATACTTGCGAGATTATCTGTGAAGATAACGGCAAAAAAATGGTAGTTTCTGTTGAATCTTTTAAAGAAAAGAAACATCTTAATGTTGTAATTGAAAAAAACATTAAATTGCATCTTGACTGGAATGGACATCAATTTGAAGGCTATATGGGACAACTAAGTTTTGTTAGTAATGGTCCAGATATTACGGTTGTCAACGCTAAACGTTAGTATTGACAAACTGTAACATTTACTGTATAATTATATTTTTATTACTTAACAAGGAGATACATATATGCCAGCTTTAATCCCAATGGTTGTAGAGTCAGAAGCAAAAGGTGAACGTTCATATGACATTTATAGTAGATTGCTCAAAGATCGGATTCTTATGCTTGATTCAGATGTTAACGAGCATTCTGCAAGTATTATTGTTGCTCAGTTGCTTTTTTTAGAAAGTCAAGGCAACGAAGATATTAGTTTCTTTATTAACAGCCCAGGCGGCGTTGTAACAGCAGGACTTGCAATTTATGATACTATGCAATTTATTAAACCAGATGTTGCAACTATAGTAATGGGTCAAGCATGCAGTATGGGTTCATTGTTAGCAACAGCAGGTGCTCCAGGTAAACGTAAAATGCTACCAAATGCAAGACATATGATCCACCAGCCCAGCGGAGGCGCACGTGGTCAAGCCACTGACATGTTAATTCAAGTTGAAGAAATCTTAAAGATGAAAAAATCTCTAACACAGATTTACGTTGATCACAACAGTAAAGGCAAAACGTTTGAACAGTTTGCTGCCGACATGGAGCGCGATTGCTTTATGTCCGCTACAGAGGCTTTGGAATATGGACTTATTGATGAAATTATTACTCGTCGCTAGTATATTTTTAGCGGCATATTTAACTACAGGCTGTGTCGAACAGCCTGTACATCGTGAGTATTTACGTGATGGTAACTTTGATCACTACTACGAGCGACACTACAAACATCCAGGACATCATCTTCCTTTAGAACATCATAAAGAAAGATAAAAATAGTTCTTGACTTATGCGCTAGACCGTGTATAATATAGACTAAATTAATAACTGAGTAAACTACTCAGTTATTATAAATACACTTAACTCGAGTTGAAGTTTAACGGGCGTTAGACTTCGTTTTTTATTTTCCCTTGCTTAGGAGAATTTTTATGTCAGCTACAATTGAAACGGTAAAAGCAGAAGCTAAAGAAGCTTCACTTTTGAACAAACCAGCTATGCTCGCAGGTGCAGCACTATATATAGTGTTTTACGGGTGGGTTCGTTGGTATGAAGGTGTTTATGGATGGTCTGCTGGTTTAGACTCATTTGCACCAGAGTTTGAAACATATTGGATGAACTTCCTATATATTGAAATGGTACTTGAAGTATTAACTGCTTCTGTATTATGGGGTTATATTTGGAAATCACGCGATCGCAAAGTAATGTCAATTACACCACGCGAAGAATTACGTCGTCACTTTACACACTGGATTTGGTTAGTAATGTATGGTATCGCAATTTATTACGGTGCTTCATACTTTACAGAACAAGATGGTACATGGCATCAAACAATCGTTCGTGACACTGACTTTACACCAAGTCATGTTATTGAGTTTTATCTAAGTTATCCTATTTACATCATCACAGGCGTTTCTGCATTCTTATATGCTAAAACACGCTTGCCTACCTACCAAAAAGGTTTGCCATTACAATACTTAGTATCAGTAATTGGACCTTTCATGATTCTTCCAAACGTTGGCTTAAACGAATGGGGACATACTTTCTGGTTCATGGAGGAGTTATTCGTAGCCCCTTTACATTACGGGTCAAAATAATACAGGCTCCTTATATTAGTAATAATATAATGAAAACTACTTTAATTGCTGGGACATCCGAAAGGACAATCAGCAGCCAAGAAACTTAGTAATAAGTTTAAGGTTCAGAGACTATCCCGAAAGGGAGTACACTTAAGTAAGTGGAAATGGGTAGTATCCAGAAATGGATAAAGATATAGTCCGATCTTATAGGAAACTATAAGCAGCTTAACAAGCGGTATAAGAGTAACGACCTTATATGAACATAATGTTGTATTTTTTGGATGGGCTGCACTTGGTGTATTAGGTGTAGTAAATATCGAAGTACAAGCAATATCTAAATTGTTGAAAAGCGATTTAGCTTAATTGATTAGAAAGGGGACCTAGGTCCCCTTTCTGCTTTTACAATTATCAAAATGATATCTTGTCATATTATTTTTACCAGTGCCTAAAAAATTGCAATGTGGGCATATATAATTTATAACAGGTTTTTGTTTGTATGTTGGTGAAGATTTGCAACTTTCAAAGTGGTACCTATCCATATTTGATTTGTTTTTACTTTGAAAGTTGCAATAATTACATGTATAGATTTTTTGAATTCGTACTATTCTATTTGGATTATCCTTGCAATAATTAAAATGAAAAACATCAAAACCTGTTTTACCTCCAGTTTTATTACACCATGGACAAGTTACAGTCTGCATACCTGCATAGACAACACCATATTTTTCAATATTTGTTTGTTTTGCTTTTTCTTTAACACTAGGTATTTTCATTACATTAGATGTGTTATATCGTGTTAAACAGGTGCTACTTCGTTTGTTATTAATTTTATTTTTATCGGTTTCTGATAAATTATTCCAATAATTGATTATTTTTTGAATAGTCTCTGGGTGTTTTGACGGATTGTCTACACCATATTTTAATATAAATGTTTTTAAAATAATATCACGTATTTCTTTTTCAGACGATGGCGCACTTCCATTGCATTTGTTAATGAATTTTGGATGTTGAGCAGCGTTTATACGTTTTAAAACTTTACTTTCCCACAATCTTGCTTGTTCTGATGTTTTAAATGTTTTTCTTATATAACATTTAAAGTTTTCAACACCGTATGTTTGTAATAAGTTACATATCTCATTTGATGAAGTAAAATAAGTAACAAATAAATCAGACGGGTGACAATTTTTAGCATAACGAACCCCATAATAGATTTGATTTGTTGGGAGGAATTTAATTAGGTACGTGTACGGTTGATAAATATTCATGTTGATACTCCTTGAAAGTATTAAAGTAGTTGGGACGGCAATCCGCGAACTACACCTTTATTTATTATACATACTACTTTGAGGGGAGGAAAGTATGGTTAACATAGCAGACGAATTTGGAGCAGTAATGGTTGCAATAATTTTTACAATTATAACATTAATGGTTTTATTTGATTGCGACGAATAATTAGTTGACATTAATTGTTTATTGCTGTATAATATTATTTTTATTACTACTTAGGAGTTAACACATGATTTCCGCAATTTTAGAACAGTTAGCAAACGAACCTAAAACTAACAGCAAAATTGACATTCTTAAAAACAATAGCACTAATGAATTATTGAAAGATGTGTGCTTTTGTGCCACTAATAAATTACTTCCTTTTAACATCAAAAAAATTCCTGATTATACTCCTAATACAGGAACACCTACAATGCTTCTTGACGAAGCTATTGTACACTTACACGCATTGGCTGATCGTACTTACACAGGTTACGCAGGCATTGATCATCTTAAAAATATTTTAGAATCTGTAACAGAACGTGATGCACAAGTTGTTATCAAAGTTATAAATAAAGACTTACGTTGCGGTGTACAAGCAGCTACAGTAAATAAAGTATGGAAAGGATTAATTCCAGAGTTTCCATATCAACGTTGCTCATTACCTAAACATGTTAAACTTGATACTTGGCCATGGTCTAAAGGTGTGTATTCACAGTTAAAAGCAGATGGCATGTATATCAATGCTAACTTCTATGAAGACTTGTCTATTGAGTTATTAAGCAGAAGTGGTAACCCAATGCCATTAGAACCGTTTAAAAACATCATTGATTACATGCAACGTAAAATGCATTGTAATACCCAAACACATGGTGAACTTGTTGTAAAGCGTGATGGTGTTATTTTGCCACGTGAAATAGGCAATGGTATCTTAAACAGTATAGCAGATGGCGGTTCGTTTGCTGAAAATGAAGAACCTTTATTTTTAATATGGGATCAAATTCCATTATCAACTGCTGTACCAAAAGGTAAAGGCACTGTAGAATATGCTGATAGATACCATCCATTAAAAAATCAAGTTGCATCGCAAGCAGTAACTGATTATCAACATGTACAAATGATTGAAACAAAATTAGTGTTTTCATGGGAAGAAGCATTTAAACATTATCTTGAGTTAGTAGAACAAGGACTTGAAGGTACTATTATTAAACGTCCAGATGCTAAATGGCGTGACGGTACAAGCAAAGATCAAGTTAAACTTAAACTTGAAGTAGATGTTGATTTAGAAATTGTAGCATTTACAGAAGGTAATGGTAAGAATGCTGCATTGTTTGGATCTATTACATGTCAATCATCAGATAGCAAGTTAGTAGTTAACGTGTCAGGATTTACAGATGATTTACGTAAAGACATCTTTAATCGCAAAGATGAATTATATGGAACAATTGTAACAGTTAGATCCAACAACATTATGCCGCCAACATCAAGCAATCAATATTACAGTTTGTTTTTACCAAGATTTGTAGAATTCCGTAAAGACAAAACAGAAGCTGATTCATTAGAAAGAGTTCAGGATCAGTTTGATAGTGCAATGGGAAAGACTAAATGACCACACAGTCATACGACGCAGTAACAGGAAACCAGTGTCCGCGTTGCGGCGCTGGGATGCTAATAATAGTATCTAGGGATATGTTTATATGCGTGGATTGCCACGTAGAGTTTATAAAAGAACCATACGTCCGACCTAAACCAGTTGGATGTGTTACACCAACCCTAACTAAAGACATTAAAAATGAATGAAGAAGAATTGACAAGTATGCAAAGAGAATTTAAAATGTTAGAAGAATGCGCGTTAATATACTCAGCAATGGAACCGGAAGATGATGATTGATATCATAATTGTGTTTGCAGCAATGTTGACATTTTTTATATACTTTGCTCCAACACTAATAGCAAGCGAACGCGGACATAATAACTTTATGCCAATTTTTATTTTTAACTTCTTAGCCGGCTGGTCTGTAGTAATATGGATTATTTGCTTAGGCTGGGCATTTTCAGACAACACTAGAAACAACTAATAAAAGGAAAACAATGACAAACGTATTTACAGATCAAAAAACATTTATGATTGCCGGTGATCAAACAGTTGACAATTACAACGAATCACAATATAATATGTACTTAGACTTAATCAAAGAAGAAGTACAAGAACTACAGGACGCAGTTGATCAAGATGATAAAGTTGAACAACTTGATGCATTGATTGATATTTTAGTTGTAGTTGTGGGCGCGTTACATTCATTAGGTGCAGATGCCGAAGGTGCATGGAATGAAGTAATTAGATCAAATATGTCTAAAGTAGATCCAGCGACTGGTAAAGTTATTAAAAGGGAAGATGGCAAGGTTCTAAAACCAGCTACATATTCCGCTCCTGAACTAACACCATTTTTAACAAGAGGATAAACAAATGAGAAGTAACTATTGGTCATGCGGTGATTTTGCGGATTGGATCCGTGGTACAAAATATCCAGAATATGAGTCTAGTGAAGGGTGGGTCTCTATTCAAAAACTTGCAAAGGCTACCCACCCACTTCGCTTTTGGATTGCAGAAGAACTACTTGATAAACTTCAAGATATTGTTATGTTTCCATCAGATACTTTTTACAATATTAAATATTATGTTGAAAACAGATGGGTTAGTCGTACACACGGGTTAACTGCACATACTAAAGACATTAAACCAGGTGACTGGTGTGATGTTGGTTATAGATTTTTACCTTGTATGTTTAATGAACTAGTTGACTTTGTTGAAGTTGAACTTGCTTGGAGTTTTATTCGTTGGGATGATAAAGCACAATACGAAAAGTACAATGTTCCAAACTTTCATTGGAGATCATGGCGTAGTAAACAAGCCGGTTTAGATTACTTAGATTGGGCATCAGAGTTAGTTTACGAAAATAAAGATAAAACACATTACGATCTATCTCCGCAAGCACTTGCTGCAATTGAAATGAAAACACTGTACTTATGGTGGACTGAAGAATATCCTAAACGTAAAGATCCAATAGACGAATCAGGACTTGGTGATTTTTACAATTACGAAGAAGAAAAGTATGGTACTATGTTTAACAATAACCGTACTAAAGAGGAAGAAGAAAAATCATTAAAATTATTACTGCTTAGTAATGCTATCGAAGTAGCACAAGAACAAGAAGACGAAGATATGATGATTAGACTCATTAAAGTTAGACATCACATGTGGACATAGGAATAATATGGCACTTAAGAAAAAAACAAAAGTAACTTCAGTTACAATACGTGAAAATGCTAAAAAGGATAGCAGTCCTGTTTGGGACAACTGGGAAGATTGGACGCCTACTGAATATAGAAAAAAATGGCATAACGCTATGCAATACTATAACCTGCAGTTTAGCGTAAAAGATTTAAAACCTGCAGTTGTTAAATGGATGACACTAAATGGCTGTAACACAGAATATATTAACACTTATAAAGCTACTAAAGATTGGCGCACAAGTACTACTATGGGTTCTATTGCTTCTTGTCTTATCAGAGGTATGCCAGCTGTTCATGACACTTTTAATAACGGAAGAGATGCGGCTGCTTGGTTAAGAGATGCCATTGCTGCTACAGTTGAAGCAGGTGAAGTAGACATTGAACCGGATGAAGAAGGTGAAGTTAAAAAGCCAGCTGCAGTTATTAATATACAAGCTCGCGTAAAAGAAGCTGCAATTGGTATGACAGAAGTTATTGAAGACGCTGTAGACCAATGGATTACTAATGCAGCTACGTTTGATCCTAAAGCTATTAAAGTAATAAATGCGCTTAAAGCTAAGGAAGCAAAAGCAGCACATGCACGTATTATTAAAGATATGTACTCGCGTAATTTGTTGGAATTAGAAGAGCTTGCAGCTGGCAAACCTGATGATGAAGAAAAGCACGATGCATACGAACAGTTACAAGAAGCTTATAAACATAGAAGTAAAAGAGAAATTAAAAATTTAATTGCATTTTATAAAGAAGTTGAATCTGCGTGTACTATGTTAATTGAAGAAAGTAAAGTTAACAAAGCACCACGTACTAAGAAAGCAGTACCAAAAGATAAGCTAGTTGAAAAATTAAAATATCTAAAAATATTTGAACCATTAAAACTTGTTTCTATTAATCCTACAGATATTATTGGTGCTAAAGAGTTATGGGTATACAACACTAAGAATAGAAAACTTGGTAAATTTGTAGCTGATGAAATAACAGGACCGTTAACTGTAAAAGGTGCTGCTATTTTAGGATATGATGAACATAAGAGTGTTCAAAAAACTATACGCAAGCCAGAAGAAACACTTAAAGAGTTTAAGTCTGCAAATAAACTAATGTTACGAAAGTTTTTAGATGATATTAATTCAACCGATACTAAAATGTCCGGTCGAATTAATGAAGATACTATTTTATTAAAAATTGCTTAATCTATTGTAGTTTTTGCAGATTCAGCTAATTGAAGATTGATATAATCAACACCGGTATAATTAAAAAATTCTGTTAGCTGTTCTTCAGGAATACTTGATAAAAATGATAACCAATAGCTCATTGATCTATTTTGCAACTCATCAATACGATCTTGAGATATAACAGGGTCAACTCGTATCTTAGAAATGTAATTATGTGTGTCTCTTAAATGGTAAATGTGTACAGCAGTATGATGTAACAATTTATATCCATTTAAGAACGCATTTAATGTAGTATGATGTTCTTCACCAAACAAATACATAAATGGGCATAACCCAACATGTCGAATAAAATCAGTGTGAGTAAAGAAATTTCCACCGTTTAAATGACGTGCTTTGACAACTTGTGTAGTTGGTTTTGGTCCAAACTTACCATGTGGTGTTGGCAATTTATTTGAATCAAATCCAAGATTTTTAAGAAATTTAACTGTAAGATACCCCATACCGTCTTCTTGTTCTTTAAACACATTACCGTTTTTATCAATTGTAAAAACTTTACATGCATTTGACAATGTAATTTTGTGAGTGTTATAAAACGTTGCTGCATTAAAAAACTCTTCAAGCAAATATTCATCCCAATTTTTATCAAATACTGAATGAGAATCAATTTGATAATAAAAATCTTCATCGTTTATATTTAAAGAATTAATATGCCTTGCCCATCCAACACCGTTAGAATATTCTGGAGGCATTTGTTTATAAATTACAGATGGATGATCTTTATATTTACAATCAATAGTTGATTGATCAAATACTGAAATTGTTAGTTTATTATTGTTAGATTGCATTGATAATAATGATTCAATAGTAGTATCCAATAACGGATCTCTATACGACACTATACTTACAAAAATTGAACGACTCATATGTTATCCTATAACGGTAAAGTATTATTTACCGTTATAGGCGTTAACATACATTTAATCTAATAAGAAAACTGTAATAGGTTACTTAAGAAACGTAATAGATGCGCTCCCTGCAGTTCCGTAATATGCCGAAGTTGATTGACCTGTTCCGGATCCTCCTTTGCCACCAGTTCCTGGCGCATCAGTAGAAGTTGATGAAACTACTGTAGAAGGTGCTGCAGTAATTGTTAACCCACCGGTATAATCTGAAGAAACAAACAATCCACCGGATACCCCAGCTCCAGCACTTGTAACGTTATCTTTACCTGCGATACCGCCTGTACCTGTAAACGTAGATTGGGTTGTTGTACAATAAGGTGCTCCACCGCCACCGCCACCTCCACCGTCAATTCCAGTAGCAGGCGTGTTGCCTGCTACGCCAACTGCTAAATCTGTAGATGCGCTAATATACGCAACACCTGGTAGGTTATATGGTGCCGCAGCTCCGCCAGTTTTTCCATTTGACCCGCCACCACCGCCACCGCCCCCGCCTGCAATTACAAGTTTACGCGATGTTGCACCGATCGTAGTAACTACAGTAGCGCCACCACCACCGCCGCCTCCGCCTGATGTACCAGTTGGCCCTGTGTTACCGCCGGTACCGCCTGCATATACACCGCCACCACCTGCACCGCCTCCACTAGCCTTTACTGCACCGTCTCCAGGTAAACCGCCCCCGCCAAGTGCTACACTTAACGATGTTGTTCCGGCTGGCAGACTATAAGTAGCGGTTATTCTAGGTGCACCTGCTCCTTTGTTACCGGCATTAGCATCAGAACCACCACCTGCACCGCCACCACCGCATGCAGCAATGATTACTTGAGTTGCATCCCACGGCACGGTTACTGATTGGGTTACTGACGTTATTTGATTTGCAGAGACAACCGAAGCAGTTGATGCTACCAGACTAATAGCTGCTGATTCAACTTGACTCCATGATGCTACATTAGTTAAACCACCGGTCGTTGCAGGACCTGTGTCTGGCATAAAATTAACTGCTAATACATAGTATGCGCTGTTTGGGAACATTACATTACCATTGTCGTATAGCCCAATGTACTGTGTAGTATTTGTAACGTAATAATCAGTTGGTAACCATACTCCTATACCAGATGTATCAGGTGGGGTAAGTTTAGGAGAGCCATATGCTGCTGAGATATTCGGACTCCATGACTTATAGTAAAAATGTGTTGCACCTGTACACGTAGCAGTAAGTTTTACACCAAATGCGCCTGTTACTGAAGTAACCGACACTTGACCAACTGCAGCTGGCGGTGTTGTATAATTAGCACTACTTGATAAAGTTGATGCTGCTGATGTTAACCCATTTGCAGTTCTCTTTGCAGTTGCAACAAAGTAATATTTGGTATTGTCAGCACCAAGCGTAACAGAAACTGCCTTTGGACTTGCATAAGTTCCTGCATCTGTGCCTGCAGATGTAGGCACAGATGTGCCATAACTATATAAAAATGCCGTAGCAGCTACTCCGCCTGATCCTGCTGTTATTGTTAATGTAACACTTCTGTCGCCTGCTTTTGCAGTTGACGTTAACGCAATAGTAGGAGCATTTGGCGCCGACGGGTATGTATATGCTGCAGTGCTTGCATCTGATGGTGTACCTAGCCCGCCATACGTTACGCTGTTGATTACTGTAGTATTGTCAGCTCTAACATAATAGTAATACGGTGTTTCTGCAGTTAACGGTCCTGTATCAGGATACGACGTTCCGGATCCAGTCGTAGTAAGCTTATTAGTAGAATCACTTAATCCTCCTCTATACACAGAATATGCTAAAGTTAATCCAGCTGGTGCAGTCCAATTAACTGTTAAACTTGTAGTCGATACTGAAGTTGTTGTACCTATTGTTACTTTAGGTGGTAACGTGATTGCAGGCGACGTTGCTGCAGTTGCACTATCACCGCCACCATTGCTTGCAAATACCTCTACAACGTATCGTTTATTAGCAGAAAGACCGGTATTAACGCTTACTGATGCACTAGTTGGCGACGCTGTAAATACAGCAGTTGTAGTACCGTATTCTTTTACAGTTACTTTGTACGATGTAGCTGTTCCGGTTGTTGGTGCAGACCATGATGCAGTAAACGACGTAGTTGCTGCTAACGAAATAGTAATTGCACCTGGAGTTCCTGGTGGAGCATACGGAGTAGTAACTGACACACTACCATCTGACATAGTACTAAAATCATTTTCATTATGAGTTTGTACATAATACACGTATGCTGTATTTTCTGACACGGTAGTATCTGTATACGTTATAGTACTAGTTGAAATAGCAGTACCACTTTTAATTGCATCACCTGCTGCAACACCGTTTCTATACATAACATATGTTAGTGGCGCAGTGTCGGGTGATGAAACATCACAGCTAATCGTAATACTATTATACAATACGCTAGATGTAGTTGGTTTTGATGGTTTATTAGGTACTCTAGGTAATGTATGGTTACTTACTGTTGTAGAATCTGTAGAAGTTGGATTGGTATTGTATGCCTTTACACGAAAATCATGATCGTACCACGTTTTTAAATTGTCAAACTTAAAAGACGTAGCATTAGATGCTAAATCACCTGATTCTATTAAAATAGGTTCTCCATGTATATCTCTTTCAGCTGTTCGCGCTACATATTTTGTAACTGCTCCGCCTGATGTTGGTGCCGTCCAATTTATTGTTGTGCTTGTTGTTGTTACACCAGTAAACGTTGTTGCTGCCCATACTATTGCCCCAGGTGCTACCATCCAAGTAGTTCCTGAACCAGCAGCTGATTCAAGTGAATCACCACCCGTTGTGTGCGACTGAACAGTGTAAGAATATGATGTATTAGCACTTAACCCATTACCACTATTAGTATCAGTAAACCCAGATGTCTGAGTTCCTAAACTAGTTGGAGTTCCATTAAAATAGCGTGTTACTTTATACGAATCCGGAACAGTGCCGCCTACTGGCGCAGTCCATGAAACTGTAAGTCTATCAGTACCTGACGGTGTTACTGTCGGAGTACCAGGCACACCTGCTTTGTCTGCAAGCGTTAATATATTAGGTGAACTATTGTCAGACACTACTGATGATCCACCCGGATTGATTGCAGAAATTTTAAAATAATATGAGGTGTTTTGTACTGCAGTCCAATCAACTATAGTAGCACCAATGCCAGTAGTAGTAGGCAATGCAGTACCGTCTGACTTAAACGGTGCTAATGTATAAGAAGTTGCAGTAGAAACAGCAGTCCATTTCAAAGAAATCCTTGTTTGTGTTGGGTTTGGTGTTATTCCTGTATCTAAATACGGTGCACTTGGTTTAACTGGCGGGGATATAAATTGATTAACTCCGGTACTTGTTGCGTGCGACACTGAGTTATATGTTTTTATAACAATTGTAAAGGTCTCACCACACGGAACTGTAACATCTAAATATGTAGCAGTTCCTGATACAGATGAGTTTCCGTATTCTATTCCGCCACCAGACTTAACAGACACATCGTACTTTGTTACAACGCCATTTGATAGCGTCCAATCAGTATTAGTCCAATTAACTTTTGCAGTAGTGTCTGCTGCGCCTGCAACTTTATTAGTGACAGTTATTCCACTTACTGCTACTGGATTGTTTGGTAATGTTCGAACTCCGGTTGGACTTCTATCTGACGTTACTCCAACCGGAGTTGATGCACTATTATTAGAAGTTACTGTATATTGATATTCGTTATATGCTAAAAGACCAGTATCTGTAAACGGAGTAGTTTTATTAGTTAACGATACGCCAGCAGCACTTGTAGTTACGTTATACCGTATTAAATCATATGTAGTTGCGCTATTAGTAGTCCAGTTAACAACTAACTGTGTAGTGCTAGCAGCAGTGTCAACCGTTGGAGCATTTGGTTTGGTAGTAATTGTTACAAATCCTTTTGCTGTAGTAAATGCTTTACTAGTATCGGTATTTTCATTAACAACCTTAATAACTACACTATATGCACGATTTACAATTAACGCAGCTAATGGACTTTGACCTAATGTTACTGATAATGAAGTTCCGTTATCTGTTCTATATACTTCGCCATTAACATCACTAAGAATGACTACATAGCTTGTAACTTGTCCAGAACTTCCACTCCATGCCCATGATACTGCAGTTGTTGTAGCAGCAATAGTACCAATTGTTACAGTTAATGTTGATGCATCTGCTGGTCCTGGCAATGTTCTCACTGTATTACTATAACCAGATCTAACAGAATCCCCGCCATCGTTAACTGCAATTAATTGATACTTGTATTGTTCGTATGAACCTAATCCCGAATCATCACATGTTAGTGTTGTTGTTCCAGTATAAACAACTGGAGATATTACATATTCAACCGAATCGGAAATTCTAAACCTAACTAACTTGTAACTTGTCGCACCTGATATTGCAGCAAACGTAACTGTAAGATGCGATTTTCCAAGTAATGTATCGGGATTAAGTGCAACTGATGGTGCAGATGATGGTTGATTTAGTTTAGTCCTAAATGCCACCGGAGCAGTTGTAGCCGGTGGCGTATTATCATTATATGTAGTTACAGTTACGCTATAAGCAGTATCCTGTGTTAACGCAGTAGGTGATCCAAACGTTACAGTTTGAGTTCCCGGTGCAATATTAGCTTTAGTGTCAATAGTAGTAACACCTTGTTTTAAGATTGCAGTATACGAATTTACTTGACCGGTATCGTCTGTCCATGTAGCTATAGCAGTAGTATTTGTAATATTTGGTAATGTTACTACTAGTCCAGTTACTGCAACTGGAGGTCCAGGAAGTGTACGCACATCAGCACTTATTGTAGATAATGCCGAATCACCGCCTGCATTTACTGAAATAACATTATATCTATAATACGAATATGATGATAACACAGATGGCGATGTAGCTAGATCACCGTCAATAAATGTTAGTGTAGGTGTGCCAGTTAGTGCAACAGTAAAAATAACTGGAGTTTGCGCAACACCACTAATTACTTTAGTCCTAACAAGTTTATAACTAGTAGCGCCAATGACTGAATTCCATACTATTTGTAATTGTGATTGGCCAAGTGTTTGATCAGTTAGTTTAGTTACAACTGGTGTACCAGCAACTGCATTTGTTTTAGTCCACACATCTTCTGCTATTGATACTGGTATGTTATAGAATATAGACGATTCGTTTACAGTTTCTAAAGTTGCGGTATATTGTGAAGTAGCAGCTAAATTAGTTGAAATTGTAATAGAAGTAGTTGTGTTAGAAACATCATTTTTTCTATAAACTTCATTAGTAGTTCCAAAATTAACAACTACTAATTTATAATAATTAACTACTGGACTTGTTGATAATGTCCAATTGATAGTAAGTGTAGTGTTAGTAGATGAGTAAGGAGTAAATACTACCGCTAATGGCGCGTCTGGTAACGATCTTACAGACACACTAGTGTCAGACATCGGACCATCGCCACCTGTGCTATTGCCTTTAACTGTATAAGTGTGCGAGGTATACACTCCAACAGTATCAGTATAAGGCATTGAAGATGTTGTAATTGGGATACTTGCACCATCTTTATAGATGTAATAAGTAGTTGCATAAGTTGATGCAGACCCTACCTGTATTTGAGTTTTACTTATTACAGTAGCAACTGGTAATGACGGTTTTAATGGTATATTTTCTAATGTTAATAAATCAAGTGATGACGTCTTAGTTGCTGAAATATTCTTAGCCATAACATCAACACGATAATTAGTAACTAAATGCACTGCTGATGCTACTAGATCAATTACAGGAACCGTAGTAGCTGACCTTGGTAAGTCGCTTGAATCCCATCTTAGTACATTGTCAGGTACGCTGTATACCTGAACTCGGTAATAATCAACTTGTCCGTCAATTACTAGACTCTGATATGCTTTCCAAGTAACTGTAACTGATGTTTGAGTTATGTTTGTTAACGGATCAACTAGTAACGGCGGTTTTGTAACAACAGGAGGCATGATGTTAGATTTACCATGACCATTATGAAGTGATATAATAGTACCACTTGTTCGAGAAACTTGAAATAATATCCGAACGTCATCGTCATTTAACGAAATTGGTCCGGATGCTTTATTTAACTCTGTGCGAACTTGCCCCATTGAAATTGCATTGTATTCTAATGGCAATGTCATTATTTGATTCCTTTTAACTCATCAATTTGAACCTGTTGTGCTTTTATGCATTCAATCAATAACGGAATTAACTTTTGGTAATCAACTGCTAAAATTCCGTTATCTCGTGTGTGTACTGCTTCAGGAAGTACTTCAATTACTTCCTGAGCAATTACACCTACATCGTTTGATTTAACTAATGATTGATTTTGGGTTGCATAATACTCTGCAGTCCACTTAAAGGTATTTCCTGATAATTTAAGTAGTTTCTCAATTGGATTAGCAATTGGAGTAATATTTTCTTTTAATCTTTTATCAGAACTGTTATACGCAGTAATATTCTGCAACGCAGTAAGATCATGTTTACAATTTACTACACTACCAGCAGCTGTCGACCCGATGTTAACTATAGTTGCAGCTCCACCAATATTAAGAGTAGTTGCAGTAGTATTAATTAGATCAAAGCTTCCAACAACTGATGCAGATATAGAATCTGTAAAAAGAGGAGCAGTTGCAAAAACTAACTTCCCAGTACCAGTAGTATCAACTGCACCGACATCAGCTAAATTAATGTAATCTAAATATGCTAATCGACCTAAATCAGCATTAGTTGGTACTTGATGTGGTCTATTTCCTATAAAACTACTCATTGTTGCAACCCTTTTAACGTTTTAGTTTTGTATGTTTGTTTCATTATTTATTCCCTTATTGCATTGTAAGTACTAACAATTCATTACCGCTTAATTGTTTTGCGTAATATGTAAATTTTGTAATGTATTGTGTACCGACTCCATTACCAAATTTTAACATATTAACATCAATTGGAGCTGCAAAATTGCTATCATCAACAGCCGCTGGCTGATTATTAAACGTATATGTTGCAGGAGATGTTGCAGGATTTAAACCATAACTAACTGCATGAGTTACAATTGTGTTTAACGTTGACGTTGTATAACCAGCAAAATCAAACTGAACAGTTGAGGTGTTAGTTTTACAAACCGAATTATATACAATGCTTCCGCTAGCCGAATTACATCCAACTTCAATGTACGATGTTACTGCAGGTGAAGTTTGAATTCTAGCACCGCCGTAATCAGCAAATCCGTCATTAATACCTAACGCAGTATGTGATAACACTATAGTACCTTGTGTCTTGCTATACCAACTAGAAAAATTAGTTCCAGTTACATTAACATCTTCTACAGTTCGAAGCACTAGTGTTGCTAGCGTAGGAATATAACTTGTCATATATTTACCATCTTCAAGTTGCGCTCCCCATAATACAACAGTAGTATCAGTAGATGCAAACTGTAAACTTATTTTATTTGTAGGTGGAGATTCAGTAAAGCTAAGTCGAACTAGCGATGAAATATCATATGTTGATTCATCTATTACTGTCCAATTCATACTAGTTGAGAATTTATAACTTATTGCGCCAACTCCTGTAACTCGTTTAATCCATATTGAGAATGTTTTAAACCCACTACCCGTTGCCGAATCGTTAAACACTAATTCTGCATTAGCAGCATTGGCAGTAAATTGATATGCAAACCCTATACCATACGGAGTTAAAGTATTTGATGTTGCGCGTGTCATTAACGGATATGTCCATGACGAGAACGATTCAGATCTTGTTAAATAATTTGTTCTTGCTTCTTCAAGTAACAACCCTTTTGACTCTCTAGTAATTGGATCGTGATCAAACCTTGCGCAATTTGGATCAGCAACAACTAATAAACCGGTTGAATTATAATATGTTGCAATACTTGTTCTGCTAAACGTAATACGAGGATCAAGTGTTTTACTATTAGCAAAATCAAACATAACTGATGGACGTATTGTTGGTCTTGTTGCAGTTGCAGTAATCCCTGTTGCAGACATTATTGAACTACCTAATGTTAAGTCAATTCGGCTGTTTGTTGATAGTGCCCATTTTCCAGTTATAGTACCTTCAATAGTTGCATCACCAGTTGATAATGTTTTAGATTTTAATACACTAGTAGCTGCAGTAACATCTAACGTACCTGTAATTGCTACATTAGTAGATGATGCCGCGCCACCCGATGCAACTATAAAATCAACGTTGCCAGGTGTAGTAAATTTAACTTGTCTGTTTGGATTAGTATCGTCAACATTATATGTATCAATGATAGTATAACCATCAACTTTTAAACCTTTAACATTAATAACACCGTTAGTATCTGTCTGAACAATACTAGATGCTCCGCCAACTTGTGTATACGGAACTACTTCATATGCAGTTGCCTTACTGCTAACTACTGTTTTAACTGTCATTACACCAACTGATGTAAATGTTGCATTTTTAATACCGTCGCCATCAAGTACAATGTCACCTGTTGAAACTTCAGTAACTGCACCGGTTGCATTAGTATAGTTACCTAACATTTTCTTAGCAGCAACATGTTTTATTTTAGAAATATCAATACCGTTAGCAGATGTTCCGGTTTCTAAATCAATCCACCCATTAGTAGATTTAAACACTGCACTATTATACGTTGATACACCTAAATCAGATTGCAGATTAGTTGATGCAGCTCTTGCCACTGCTTTAACTAAGTTTAACTTGCTTTGATCTATTTCAGCAGTTAAACTAACCATACTGTTAACAATTTTAGCAGCCCCAATAGTTGAAGTTAATGTAGCAGTAGAACCAACTACTACATACGCAATAGTTACATCGCCAGTTAATGTTGAGTTAATCCATTTATTTGGTCCAAGTAACCCAGTGTTTCTTTGTACTAGTAATTGAGCATCAACTAATGTAGCAGATGTTATTGATACATCTCCTAATTCTGATATTGCATTGTTACTAGCAATTAATCTATCAACATACCCTTTAGTTGCAGCATCTTTTGATTCAATATCAGGTTCTAAACTTGGTGTTTTAAGATTAGTAATTGCATTGTTACCCATTGATAAATCGCCAGACATAACAAGCGATCCGTTTAATGGTAAAAACCCTGGTCCAATCCATGTAGAGAATGGAACTGCAGAACCACCGTGGTCTAAACCTAATCGTTTGTCAATATATCCACGTACTGCACTTTGTACTGGTACCGTGTCAGCAGCGTTGTTAGTTAATGAAGAGTCTGATGAAAATTCATTTACTACAACACCTCGACTAAATCCAAAACCTTCAATATTTGATAATGAAATCTTAGCACTAAATGTTACTGTTCCTGTACCTTGATCTACTGAGAAAAACCGCCCTACTCTAAATATACCGTCTTGGTTGGTTGAAACATAGAAACAACGACCTACGCCTTCGTCCAACGTCTCGCGTGATGCATTACGAGGTAAAGCAGGATCACCGTAAATTGAATATGGAATATTTGTTGTACTATATCCGCCTGTTCCAATATCGCAGAAATCATGCCCAGTTGCACGACATGTACTAATACGTGTTGTTACTTGTGCAAGTGAATTAGATTGGTGTCCAATTTTTAATGTATACGACGAACTACGACTAAAAGGTTTACTAATACCTAAATTAGAACTAGTTCCAGATGCTAATGTATCTGTTATTAGCGTAGGATCTACTATATCAAAAACACCCGGATTATATGGATAAAATACAGTAGCACTTGTAGCTGTTGCAGATATTACACGAACAAATCCATTATATAATGCGTTAATGTTTCCTTCAACTTTAAGCCATGAATTGTCTGCTAGTGTTGTAGCTCTTGCATTAAATTGGAAAGTTACTGAATATCCGGTTGCGTTAGTTGACGAAGTTGGTAACGGAGATGTAAGTACTGTAGATGTAGTACCTAAAATTTCAGCTCCCGGATTAACAGATTCTACAGGATCAGTTGGGTATAACACAGTTATTCTATTAACAGATACTCCTTCAGATGCAGTTGTATCTACATACACCGGAGTAGATAATTCAACTGATAAATCAGCAGGTGTTATAGGTTGAAGTTCATCTGGAAGATGTAAATTTAAATCCGGAATATTAATATATCCAGAACCACGATAAACAATTTTAATTTCAACAATTTTAGTATCAACAATCTTACATACTGCTTTTGCTTGTTTTGTATATCCTCCGCCATCGATTGTAATTGTCGTACCATCAGGATATCCAAGACCGCCATTTACAACAGTTATTGTTTTAACATTTGCCGCAGTTGATGCTCTAATTTGAGATCCTGCAGGAACCCAACATGACGGACTAACTGTAATAGTATGATTTGGAATATCAACTTCTTGAATAATTGCACCAACGCCACTAATTGATTCTACTGCCGAGGTCACAACCATGCCAACCTTAAATCCATTAGTTGAACTAATTGTTAACGTAGTTTGATCTAATACACCAACAACTTGATAAGAACCGTTATAGTCACTTAATGCGTTATCGTTAACTGCAATATTAAGATAACCGTCAACTTTTGGTAACACATTATCTTTATTATACGGAACATCAAACGTTACGACTGTAGCAACTACGCTGCCGTCTTGCAATGCCTTACTATGATACGACATTGCAGGTAATGTATAGTCGTCGGCACTATTATTTGTTATTGGAACACTTGAAATTTCAATATATCCGTTACGTGTAGATCCAAATGTAACTGAGTAATTATTAATTGCAGTACCGACTGTATCTCTAACTGTTACAACTGCAATAGCCGGGTCTTCGCTATTAATTACTACATTATCAACATACCCAGTAAGTGTGATAGTAGTTCCATTTTTTACTACAAAATAATCAGAAATATTAATTGTGCCTACAGTACCACTAACTGTTAGTATATTACCAACATAGCTAGTACATGTTCTACTAACTGCAGCAGTTGGTTGTACATATTGCAAAATTTGATGTATTCTACCATTCCATGCTGTAATATAGGTTTGTTTGTTAAGTTGATCTATTACTGCAATTTGTGTAATTGGAATTACTGCAAGTTTAGTATCACTTACTTTATACCCTTGGGTTGCATTTGTAAACGAAACTTCGCCTGATGGTGTTACCGACGGTGCTGCCTCTAATGATGGTTCAACTGTTGTTAACACAATCTCAAATTTACCAGCATCTACACCTGTTTTTGCAACTACAGATTGGACTATTTGTCCAGCAAACCCAATACCAACAATTGTTTGACCTACTGCAATGGTAGTACCAGCTGCAACGTTATTAACGACAATCGTCGTACTTGATGTACTACCTGATACAACAGTTGCAGTAATAGTGTTAGACGGATCGCCGTTGATGATATTAGTAGGATCGATCATAATATTGTAATATGCAAATGAATTATCACTTTGTAAAATTGCAATATTTGGATCTAATAGCTCACCGGTTGATTCTGCTAAATTATAAGCAACGATACGATATACATCATTTAAGTTATCGTTATATTGCAATGCAGTAGACGGTCTAGTTGGTTTAACGTTATCAATGTTATTAAACTTAACATTTTTTAATACACGAATTGATACTACTTGTCCATCATACAACGCTTTTGCTAATCCTGAACTTGCAGTGTTATTATCGCCTGATGTACTTAAATTAAGTTTAATTACAATTATGTTGTTTACCCGAACAGTAGTATACTCAACTGATGTAATAATATAGTTAGTAATAATACCACCGTTTGCACTATGGTCAATTTCTAATCCCGACCCGGTAGTTGGAATATACTCATACGCATGTACCCATACTGCAACTGCAGGAGTAGTAGCAGTAGGCACCATCTCGTTAATAGTTTCACCTTGTTTATAAACTTTTGCAGTTTGCAACATATGATTTGCTAAGTTTGCACTATCTGGTAATTCAGTAACATCAAACCCTGAAGCACGCATACCATAGTTACCAAATGTGTTTGAACACCCGACACCACGTAAATTACTACCGTTATTTGCCCAGAACCCGGTATGTGCATAATATGTAAATGTACACACTTGTTCAGTAAATGCACCGTTAGATGCTACTATACCATAACCTAAATCGTTAAACATTGCAAAGTCATTTGCTAACATTGAACGATTACCACCGGTTTCTAAATTAATTGTTAAATCTGCACCGTTGTTTAAAAAATCAGTTACTTGTTTAGCAATCCCAGTAGGACCTGTAATATCTAACCCAGTGTATGCAGTTGTATTAACATTACTTGGCAACGTAGGCCATTCTACTGTAGGTAAGGTTGATGCTACATTTGGATTTGAATTTACATAATCAATTACTATATTAACTAGCGTAGTAAGGGTTAAATCAAATGTACTATCAGCAGCTAATGTTTGAATTTGATTTTCTTTATTGCCACGGGTTGGAGTTACTTCAACACCTTTAACAATTGATGTTAAAATATTACGTAATCTTATGTATGCTGTTTGACATACTGATTGCACATCTCCATCTAACAATACTGATTCATATAAATTTGAATTGTTTTTAGAAAATAACGACGTAGCATAATCAACTGTTTGGCTGTTACCGCCATAGAAAATATCATATGTAATTGCATCAACTAAATAGCCAACATCACGTTCACTCTTTTGTCTATTATAGTTAGGCAACGTGCTTAACACATAATTATCTGAAATATACGCAGTTATTTCAGCTTTAATAAACGGTTTATTAATTTGAAGAATATCACGAGCTTTATTTTCATTTAGTGTTTTAGATGCCCAAACAAAGTCTAATGTAGCACTTACACCGTTAACTAACATACTTGTTATAAGTGTACTTGATAAAGTTAACCCGGGAATTTCAGCATTTGCTAATTCGATCGATTTCTCAATTCCTGCTTTAGTTAACCCTTGAAGCTCTCCAATTAACAAACTAGAAGATAGTCTTAAGAATGCTCTACCTGCATGTATTGCACGATAATTAGTACCTAATATCGCATCAGTAACTACTGCATCAATTACATACCCTGCATCGCGTCGTGCCTTTACTTCATCGTACACTAAATTGTTTGATATTGGATTATACATATACGGCGTTGTAGTATCTAACGTTAACGTTACTGTTTGAGTAGCAGCATTAAATTCAACAATGTCGTCAATTTGATAACGCTTTCCTCTAACATAAAACGAACATGGCGGTTGTGGAGGTCTAACATCAAGTCCGCTGCTTTGACCAAACACAATTTTACCAGACGGCGTACTATCTGCAACTGCACTTAATACCACTGTAGCATTAGTCGATGGCGCAACTGGTAACGTTACACTTACAACATATTGTCTACTTTCAAATCCAGTACCTGTAATTTTAACACCTGGTTTTAATCCAACAATGTTAACGATATTATTAACAACCATAGTAGTTGATAATCGTCCGCCACTTACATATGTACCAACTGCACTAGTTGTACCTTGTACTTTAATTGTAAGACCTAAGTCAGTAATCTCTTTAATAGTGCCGTATACGCGACCTGCAAATCCGTCAATATATTGTCCACCTGCAAATCGTTTATAGTTGTTACTTTGTGAAAAACTAGAACATTCTTGAATGTACGGTGATTTAGTTTTAATGTTACCTTCTGGATCTAGAACCATTGCAAAGCCGCCTTGACCTTGGAACGTTACACCAATAATACGATTACCTTCATTACATAAGAATACGTCAATTTCTTTATTATTTTTAGCAGGACTTGTTACATCTAATGGATTAGTTAAATAATGACGTCCGTAGTTAATAGTGTCAAACAAGAACCAGTTGCCGGCTAGTTTAGTAAATGCAGTTTCAAACGGATAAATTACCGTACAGTTCATTGTGTTACCACTAACTGAATCAATAACTGCTTTTCCTCTTTTCTTATTGCCACCAGCAGGTATAACATTATCAGTAAACACTTTACCTACCCAACTTAATAATGCTTGGTAATTATTACTTAACGTGATAATAATTTTACCACTAACACCGTCAAGCGTAGCAGTAATACCTAAAGAGACTAACGGTGCCGAATTTGAAGCATAATCAATAAGACCTACTTCTAACGCATCAATAATTGCATCGCGATAGAAAAATACTCTACGCCACGGGCTTTGACTTTCTCTATCGATTGGACGAATAAGTGTTCTACGCATCTCGTCACCGCGAACTGAAACGTTTGCTGGAATTTTTAACGGAAAGTCTTCGTAATATATTCCGCTTTCTATAAATACTGAAAGATTTAAATCTCGTACTGTTTCACCAAATTCCAATTCTTCGCCTACTTTAAAGAAACCGGGTTTAGTTAATCGAACTTGTATTCTGTCTTTACCTGTTGATATTTCAGGTGTGTATTTTACAATGCTAGCATACGCCCCTGATGCAGTTAAATTAGTTGACACCCGGCCAACTCCGACAATTATCTTAGCAGGAAAAATATCATTGCTTTTTGGAGCACCTTGGTCAACATAACCCTTACCGCCGTTGTCAATATCAATATTCCAAATTGCAGTACCGTGCGACGGCGTGGCTGCAAAACTAACACCGTAACGGATTATGTCTAATACACTATCTAAACTATCAGTAAATATTGCAGTAGCTTCATCTGAAATTTCAGACAGATAGCTGCCAACTACTCCAATGCTACTTGATGGTAGTATTGCAGTTGATGAAAACGCAGTAAGCTGAGTTTCAGCTTGTTGGTATCGAACTGCTGTGTAACCTGTTAATACCTCTATACCTAAGTTTTTTGCAAATGCAATACCGTCAAAAGATTGAACATAATGTGTGCCAATTGCAACTGATTTCGCGCTTGAGTTTTTGTAAAAACTTTTACCTGCAGTTATTGATTGCCAGTTTCCACCGGTAATAATATCTATTGCGGCTGCATCAACTATTAGTCCAATATCGCGATAACATAACGATTCATCATAATTAAATCCACCGCCAAACGCAGTATTAACATAATCAATAGAGGTATTTTCAATTACTTCGGCATTATTATTAATAATAACCTTTAAACTAATTGCATCAATGTATGTTCCACCAGTAAATATAGTGTCATCAACTGGGATACCCATATATAAGTCATTATCAATTGCAGTAGCTGCAGCTGTAAATTTTGTACCAATAAGGGTTGACGTTGCATTAGTATCATCGTCGTCGCTATGTCCGTTAACGATAGTTCTAGCGTATAACGAAGTTTTACTAATAACAGTTTTTGTAATAGCCGGCGTGCTAACTATTGTCATTTGATGTGCAGCTGCAACCGATGCTGCTGTCCCGCCGTACGTAATATCATAACATACTGAAATAATTAGTTTCCTTAAATCAACTGCTAATATAGCTAAAACATCTACGTCAGTGATACTTTCATCAATATCTAAATATGAGTTAACATCATTAATAATACTAGTAATAGCAGCATTATCTAAACGATTACGTGCGTTACGAATCCAGCCATTTGGTAGCGGTTGTGTAGTGCCGCCAGTTACATATGAATTTACTTCAACATTAATATCTGGATATCTTGGTAACTCTGTCGGAAGTTCACCTGACTTAATTATTGTGTCAATTTCAACAAACAACGCGTTAATTCTTTCTAAATAATTAGGATCGTTAATTACTGGGTAGAAGTGATCCATATACCATGATGCTGTAGTAGTAACATCTGAATTTGTGCCAACAGTGTATATAGATTTATCTAATTCTAATGCTGTAAAAAATGTTATTAAATCAGGTGTCCCAGCAGCAGAATTTGGCAACTGGATAGCCGGAGTAGTATTACGTTCTAATATATCTTTAATTGTTAATATGTTAGTATGTATTGAATTGACTGCGTTAATACCATTTATTAACGTATCGTTTCTATATTGTCTAACTGATTGTTGGTATTGTTTAGTAATTGAATCATTTTCAACAATTTTTTCTGCTAACTCACCTACCTGTGCAATTGCAGCCGCACATGCAGCACGATTAACATTTGAAACATTATTGCTAATATTAATATCCCAAAATCTTCTACCTACATATACTGATTGACTATTACCAGAATACATTAAGTCATATGCTAAACTCCAAATAATATACTTAACATCTCGCATGCATAACTCTCTGTCATAAGTAACATCTGAATATTCTGCACTTAAAAATGCAATAATTTCAGCTTGTACAAATGGAATATTTGCTAACAACAAATCCTTTGCACTCGATCTTCCAACAGTATCATAACTGCTTATTGCTGCCGGAGCATATACTTTTGGCATAACTACTGCAGGTAATACACTATCAGTTACAATTTTACTAATAATTGCTGCATTAGATCTAAATGATGCTTTTGCAGTATTATTAAGATCAGGTCTTAATAATAACATATTAATTAAATTTTTACGATCAAACGACCCATTAGACACGATATAAGTATCAGAAGCTAATGCTGAACTATTAAATATTTTAATTTCGTAATTAGAAGAAACTTGCACTTCATATGATATTATTACATCATCTTCAACAGATGTTAACGAAAACGGATCTCCACCAGTTGTTTCAGGAGTAAATGTGCCGTTAATTAAAATATGACTATATGGAGGAAATACATTAGAAATTTGAGTTGCAAATTTTAAAGTAATGTATTCAGCAGTAACTGCTACCGATTTAATGCTAATTGGATTAATTGTTAACATTGATTCTAACTGAGTAGCATTTAAATTAGTTCCTGCGTTAGAAAATGCAATACCGGCCTGAATACTTTGGTAATTTGATTTATATATTAAGTCGTATCCTAACGAATTGATAACCTGGATTATATATGCTGATAACTCTGTAGTTGCATACGATAATTCAAGTAACTGTTTTTTAATAAATTCGATAGTTGACAACCATTGAATCAACCCTTCATTAGTATTATTGCGATGTAAATACGAAATTGCAGCCCACTGTGAATTAAAATTTGTACCAGGAATACCTGTGATATCAAAATGTTCAGTGTTTACATTTTCAGTTCCGTTAGCGCCTAACCACAAGTCAGTTGCAATTGCAGTTAGCAATGATGAGTCGTGGTCAGTAGCAGTAAGCTTTAACGACGAGATTTGTTTTCTAAAAGTAGTATCATCATATTCAAATTTATTAACATATTTTTTATTAATATATGCAATAGTTTCTGCTTGAATAAACGCTCGGTTTGCTTGCAATATGTTAAATGCAGCAATCATTCCTGCACTGTTATTATTATTTTCTACATTATTGACAGTATTTCCGCCTGTTAGTGCAACTGTTTGAATTGTAGAAAACGTTTGATCCGGCCCATCCGTCCATGATATACGTTGTTTATATGGTCCAGGCTCTTGGCTAGCTAACGAGATTAAAGACTCAGCGTGTAGCAGTGCTGCACCGATTGATCTAAACGCATAGTTCCAATATCTACCTTCGCGCCCTGCAGGTGTTTTAAGCTGAAGATCGTCGCCACTTGACGCTACATACAAATTAACATTACTTGAAAATGTTTTATTATCAACATAGAATGCAGTAGCTGCTTGTAAATCTTCTTTACTAGATGCACCAATTGTACCAGCTAAATTGTTAGGATGATCATGCAAGTATAATGGGCCACGCATTGTATCTCCGCCGCGATATACTGCATCAACACGCGGCAATACTTCATTTGACAAATAATTACCAGTTAGGGTTGGATCATAATTAGGATTGCCAATAGGCGGCAAAGTAGGTTCGTCTCTTGCTTTTACTGGTCCTGGTACAATAATACCGTTTGCATCAGGTATACCTACGATGCCATCTTCAGTTAACCTAACATAATTTGTATTAGCAAATCCAACAGTTACTGGTAGTTGATCCAATGTCGTTTGATCATCATGAACTAAGTTAAAATCTCTAACAGCTTGATCACTAGGCGATACTAATCGACCAATAGTAAATAACCCTGCATTTAACGGAGCTCCTAATGTTGGAAACTCTTCATTAACTAATTGTGCATCACTTCTTAATGAAATAACAATTGCGTCAAGTCCTGGATCAGATGGAGAATCTTGAATAATTCTCTGTTCAATTCGTATACCTGCACCTTCAACAAATGATTTTGCAGTTAACCCGCCACTGCTGCTACCTACAATAATTTGCCCAATACCGTAGTCACACCCGTCGGATAAATCACTAAATCCAATAGTACCCTCACCGCCTTTAAAGATACTATAAATTTCATTAAAATTGTCATTAACTTTACGAAACGAGTCGCGTATACTGTCGCCAGTACCGTCGTTTCCTTGAGCACCAATGTCGATTATCTGTTTTGTCATATTAAGTTACACCCCTTATGTGAACATGTTGTTTTACGATATTTATCAAAAAAATTTTATAATCTTAATGTAAATACAATATGATTATCTCTACTCAATACATTACTACTGAATATACTCGTACTAGCAAATTAGGAGTTAACCATACATATATTCGAAAGAAAACTATTATTATGTTAAGATGCGACTGTTGCGGTTTGGAATTTAATAGATCTAAAGGATCAATGGCGCCTGCACGATTATCTAATCAAGTATACCATGTATGTAACATGTGTGATGTAAAAGCGTTTGCACAGTCAAAAGGAGTTGAGACTAGAAATGTTTGGAATATGCCAGTTAGTAGTCTTAAGAATCTAACCAAATTATAAATATGAAAAAGGAGATATTATGTTTGAATTTATTAAATCATTATTTAGAAAAAATCGTCCTGAGGAGACTAACGCCGCATCAAAATGCCCGTTCCTTGGACATTCGTCATATACTGATGAAGAGGAAGTTGAGCCAGTTACTGTAATACCGGCTAAACCAAAAACAACTAAACCAAAAAAACTAAAAATAGTCGAACCTGCTGCTGAAATTATTAATGTTACTCCGGCAATTGCAAAGGGTGTTAAACCGGCTGCTAAAAAAACTAAGAAACCTACAGTTAAAGCTGAGCCTGCAAATATTGTTCAATTTGTGCAACCTGCACCAGCTAAGAAAAAAGGTCGTCCTAAGAAAGACAAAGTATAACATTGCAAACTTTGCACAACTATGATATTATAATGCTTTATATAACTAAGAGGTGCTACTGTGAAAAAAATTGGCTTTGCTTGCAAGTATGTTGACAGAACTAAAACCGGGTTTGAACTGTTTGACCAGTATAAAGAAGAATTTATGTAATCAATAAAAAAGGCAGCCTAAGCTGCCTTTTTTATTATCCTGTATATCTACAATGGCTCTTCTTTGTTTCCCACAGCTCAACTGCAGTAACCTTTGCTACATCACCAATGCGTGATTGTGCATATTCAAACAAATACTTACAGATGTTTTCACTAGTTGGTACAAAATCTACTAGTACAAAACTGTTATAATGTAACTGCTCACCTTCAGTTAATCCGACCCAGTTGCAAGTTCCTAAGTTAGTAAAGTTTGCAAATGGGTGTTCTGAATTCCTCCATTCGTTACCTGTAATTAACTTAAAGTTTGGATCATTAATATCAATCATAAACTTATGATCTAGCACATCATCTACAAATTGTTTCATAAAGTTTAAATTCTTAAAGTCTGTAACCATTTCTGAATGATCTAAAGTATCAGAACCTAAAAATACTTTAATTGAATAGCTGTGTCCGTGTAAATGCTTGCAGGCACAGTCAGTTGAAATACTTAACTCAACATGATTTAATTTTTGTGCCCATACTCTGTGTCCCATTTCAAAATGAAACTCTTTATCTATTTCCCATTTCATATAATTGCCTGTCTATTAAAAAGCTATATTATATAATCATTGCTTCAAGAAGTCAACCTACTTCTTCATATCAGCACAACTATCTACTGCTGGACAATCGTTGCATATGTTGCCAGCTGTTTCTTTACAATTCACAATAATCCTTATTTGGTCAAGATCTGATGTAATCTCAGTTAATATTTGATATTCAGAATGCACAGCCCTGACTATTTTACCAATTGCACTAACTGTCCAATACCACCAATTTATACTAACTATTAAACTAACCGAAATAATTCCCCACCAAATTAAATTATTATCAAGACTAGAAAGATAAAACCAACTAATAATCATACCAATAACTGCTACTACTACTAACGAACTAGCATATAACCATAATCTACGCTGACGATAGATCACTTCTAACTCGTCAGTATGGTCTTTAATTTTTCTAGTATTGTCGTCCATTCAATATCCTTAAATTATATACTTCAATTATATTTATGCATCTATCAATGTATAAATACTACACACGAGAACGATTATGTCATTAACTGTCTGGAACAAACAATCTGGCCTGCTTGCAACTATCCAAGAAGGCAACGCTATTAATATTCAATTGCCGGCTAATCATCATAGCAATATTCATTATGCTATTATTTCTGGTAAGTTACCACCAGGTACTTGGATTGATAAAAATTATATAAAAGGAACACCGTACGAAGTTTCAAGAGAAACTACTTTCTCATTTTGCATCCGTGCGTCTCAACAAAATTATGGAATTTCAGATCGAACATTTTCACTAATAGTCAACGGGGCAGATGCTCCTGTTATTGTAACACCAACTGGATTGCTTGATATTGGACCTAAAAAACAATTATATGTTATAGATAATACATTTGTTAACTATCAAATTCGTGCAATAGATTCTGATACTAGTACTGGTCAAAAACTAACCTACTATATAGATCCAGCGTACGGCATACTACCGCCTGGGTTATCTCTTACTAAAGATGGAATAATATACGGTGTAGTTGATGCAGTAACATCGTTAACTCCAAATGACGGCACAGGTGCCTACGACAACGGTTTATTTGACGTTGCACCGTACGACTTTGCAAATATTCAACAACAAAATGGATTTGACGTATATCCATACGACAAACCAGGTTACGATTTTACAATTACATTAAAACCTAAAAAACTAAACCGACATTATCGATTTAGAGTATTTGTAACTGATAGTGAGACAGCAACACCTCCAAGTAGAGAATTTGAAATATTTGTAGTAACTGATTCATTTTTTAGAGCAGATGCAGACGCACTTATTTCTGATTTAAAACCGTTTACTGCCGATGTAACGTATTTGTCGCAGCCAATCTGGATAACACAATCTAACTTAGGTATATATCGTGCAAATAATTATATTACGTTAATGTTAGATGTATATGATACAGGATTGATATACTACACATTAGGAAATACTACTACTAGATGGGCCGCTAATACAGTGTATCTAGTGGACGATTTAATTTATGAAACTCCTAAAATATCTTATATTTGTAGAGTTGCTCACACATCTGGAAGTTCATTAAATTTAGCTAACTGGGCAAGATACGGATTGCCGCCTGGCATGGAATTTGATGACAAAACCGGTGAAGTATTTGGTAAAGTGCCGGCCCAACCTGCAGTAACTACTACCTACACTTTTTCAGTAACTGCTACACGGCACGGCGATGAAGATACTACTGAGATTGCAAAAACATTAAAAACATTTACTGTTAGTATTATTGGTGAGATCGAAAGTGCAATATCATGGGTAACACCGTCCGAGTTAGGAACAATTGATGCAGGATACGCATCGTCGTTGTTTGTTCGTGCAAATAGTAGTTACTACAATGCAGTTGTTACTCACACTATTATTGACGGTAACTTACCGCCCGGACTGTCGTTAATGAGCGACGGTGAGATTGTTGGAGTTATATCTCAATTCTCAACTTCAATTGCGTTTGATCGAAATACTACTACGTTTACATCTACAACATTTGATCAAACTAATAAAACTTATGGGTTAACTACATTTTCAAACAACTATGCTAGTAAAACTAGAACTACGTTTGATAACAATACTACGTCATTTAATCGTAAATTTACATTTACAGTTAAGGCATCTGACCAATCATACTATAGTGCAACTGAACGCACCTTTACTATAACTGTTAAAACTCCTAATTTAATTCCATACAGTAATATTAGAGTACAACCGTTCCTTAGTCCTAATCATGTTACATTATGGAAAACATTTATTACCTCAAACGTTTTTAACATCGATGACATTTATAGACCGTATGACCCTGCATTTGGAATTCAAGATAACCTATCAATGCTTATCTTTGAAGGTATTGAAACTCGCAGTTATGGATCATATATATTAGGGTTTAATCATAAAACTAAACACTTTCGATTTGGTAATATTAAAAAAGCAGCTGCAATCTTACCTGGAACTAAAACTGCATTATACGAAGTAGTGTATATTGAAATGATTGAAACAACATTATCTAATAGTGTTGAAGAGTGGAGATACGAGTTTAGCAGTATTAGCCAACCTAAGTACGACTTTTTGCCATTATGGATGCGCTCTGTTCAACCTACTTACAGAAAAGAATTAGGATTTATTTTAGCAGTACCAATCTGTTTCTGTAAAGTCGGCACTGCAGACAACATAATGTTAAAAATTAAATATAGCGATTTTGATTTTAAACTCATTGATTACCAAATTGATCGATTCATAATCAATGCCGTAACAGGATCACATACCGATAAATATATAATATTCGATAACAAGGAAACACAATGACCACAAAAATCAATACATCTACAATTGATGAAACTTTTCCAATACCAGGAGAGGACAACGATACTTCGGGATTTCGAACTAACTTTGAACAAATTAACATTCAACTAAACCAAGCCGGCACTGAAATTACTGAATTGCAAAATTATGCCATGCTATCCGGCACAATTGATAATAACACTAACCCGGTTACTAACAACTTACGCAGTAGTACTATAACTAACGGAACATACGCAAATTTTCACGGAGCAGTAGTTAGTCAAAATAACGAATCTGGATCAATTGAAATTAACGTCGCTAATGGTAATTTTCAAGCATTGCGATTATCAGTTGACGCTACCCTGTCTTTTACAAATTGGCCAGATCCAACGTATTATTCATCACGGTATGCAACTGTTAGAATACACTTAACTACTAGCCCAACGGCTCCTTTGACTGGTGTAACCATTCTTGGTTACACAAGTGCAGGCGTAATTAACGCAACTGGTAGATTTAAGTCTACTAATTTTCCAACTGTGCATATTAACCCCGGTTCAACTGTAGTTATTGACGCATGGAGCCACAACGGCGGCGATACCTTTTTTCTAAACTACATAGGTGAATTTAATGCATCCCCTGGTTCTTAATTTAGAGTCTCTTAAAAACGCTGAAATTGAATCTAAAATAAATGATTTAACTAAAAAATATTTTATGACGTCAAACTACGATGTGCAAAGTCAAATTGCAGCAGTGTTGGATGTTTACAAAGAAGAGCTGTCTACTCGACAACGTGCAGAATGGCAAAAAACTATGGAATCTCGCGATAAAGGACTTGACAAACTCATAAATGTAAGTTAAAATATACACATATGAGACTAGACCAATTTAACAATCCTATTTTTAATGAAACTGATATCTTTGATGCCTTATACTTAGGGCATCAGTCAGTACTACCAAATATACTAGCCGAACAAACAATAGAGATTGCAAATTTAGAAAAATTTGCAGAATTTAAATTTGCCACGTTAGATCCATTAATCTGTAATCTATCAATTGAAGAATACGACAAACAACTACAAGCTGATTGGTTTATGCCTCCTGAATACTACACGATTGATATAGAGATGTATTGTATATCTAGATGTAAGTTGGACATAGAGAAATCTCGTGTGTTAGAAGAACTTGCTGAATATAAAACACGAGGAATGCAACCGTTATTACAATGGTTAATATACTTTGTAGATACATGTAAAAAAGATAAGATTGTATGGGGAGTTGGTAGAGGATCAAGTGTGTCAAGTTTTGTATTGTATCTTTTAGAAGTTCATAAGATTCATAGCATTAAATATAATTTAGATTGGCGCGATTTTTTAAGATAAGTACACACAACGGAGAATAAAATGAGTATTATACACAAAACAGCTAAAGGAAAACCAGTAGACATGAATAAACTGGTTACACAAAATGAACTTACTGTTGCAGTAAGTAATGTTAGAATTAATGCAAGAGGTGATGAGTTAGGACCAGGTGGTCAAATTATTCACAAAAACGTTGAACCTGTTCATACCGGAGTGCCTGTTCAGCAGCAATCAATCCGTGAAGTTGCTACCCCCGTTAAACCTGCAGCTCCTAAACCTGCAGCTCCTAAACCTACGTTTTCACCAGTAACTGATTCACCAAATGCACTGTTACAACCTGCACCTGAATCAAAAGACGCTGATAAACAACCTAAAGGTAAACAATGATAGTTGACGGTACTTTAGATACTATTCATGATAACGTATTAATTACTGACATGAATTTTGATGAGCAAGTAACTGCTGGCGGTATTATAGTTGGCAGTGATAATGGGAAAACAGAAGGTATTAAACCCCGATGGGGTAAAGTATACAAAGTAGGTCCTGATCAACACGATATTACAATTGGTGATTGGATTTTAATAGAACACGGTCGATGGACTCGTGGTATTCAAATTAAAGACGATAACGGCAACGTTGTTACTGTTAGACGAGTAGAAACTAAGGCAATATTAGCAGTCTCAGATCATCAACCTACTGATATTAATCTAGGTAGATCAAACGCATCAACTGTACAAGAGTTTGACTTTAGTCAACCTATGTACTAATCAACATGAGTAATGGAGAACTTGACATTCTCCATTACTTACTATATAATATACTTTTTAAACACAACAAAAAGGCATTCAAATGGCAACAACATCGTTATGGGTTGAAAAATATCGTCCAAATACAATAGATAGCTACGTATTTAGAGATCAGCAGCAAAAAAATCAAATAGACGGATGGATTAAACAGCAAAGCATTCCACATTTACTGTTTAGTGGTAGTGCTGGTATTGGTAAAACTACACTTGCAAAAATATTGTTTAATGAACTAGATATTGAACCATTAGACATTTTAGAAATTAACGGATCACGAACTAACTCAGTCGACGACGTTCGTAACTTAATCACTAACTTTGTACAAATGATTCCGTTTGGTGACTTTAAAGTTGTATTGTTAGACGAAGCAGATTACTTATCAGTGAATGCACAAGCAGCATTGCGTGGGGTTATGGAAGAATATCATAACACTGCAAGATTTTTACTTACATGTAACTATCCGCATAAAATTATTCCTGCTATACATTCAAGATGTCAAGGGTTTCATATTGAAAAAGTTGATGTTGTAGAATTTACTGCAAGAGTAGCTACTATTTTAGTAGAAGAAAACGTAGAATTTGAGTTAGATACGCTTGACACGTTTGTTAAAGCAACTTATCCAGATTTAAGAAAATGCATCAACACTGTACAGATGAATAGTTTAAGTGGTACACTTGCAACTCCGTCACAAAGTGATACAGGAAGTAGTGACTATAAAGTAGAAATGGTTGAGCTATTTAAAGCAGGCAAGATATCCGATGCTCGTAAGCTATTATGTTCGCAAGCACGACCAGAAGAGATGGAAGAAATCTACAGATGGTTATATGACAATATTAGTATATTTGGTGACGAAGCTACTCAAAATAAAGCTATTCTAATTATTAAACAAGGACTAGTTGATCATACTATTATTGCAGATGCAGAGATTAACTTATCTGCTACATTAATACGATTAGGTAATCTATAAACTTGCATTAATACAGTTAATATAGTATAATATGTTTTTATTTAATTACTAAGGAGCAACTATGTTGTTAATTTATTTTAAGGTGCTAGCTGTATTATTATTCTTTCTACTACAGTTTATTTTTGTACTACCGTACTACATGTCATCAAACGAATGGTGGGAATTTACACTAGGTTGGTTTATTTTATTAATCATTGATCCAATTGTAATTTACAAATTATGGAAGGATGCAGTTAAACCCGTTGACGAACTTTTTAAGGATGTGAAATAATGAATAAATTACTATTAGTTGCTGCAATGGCTACTGTACTTTCTGGCTGTTCAAATGTTAATATAAAATAAAGGAATTACATGACTAACACTGATTGGGCAACTAATGTTGCCCTATCATCTTATACAGATGATGAATTTAATTTAGGTATTTGTGGATCGCATGACGCCTCAATTGCAATATCAAAAGGGAATAAAATCTTAGAAGTAGTTGAGATTGAAAAATTCACTGGAGAAAAACATGCTAATTTAATATTTAATACTGAAACACAAAAAGATATTAATAGCCACATTATTACCGAAGTATTAACTTACTTTAGACGCAAGTATCAAGCTAACACATATAACACTGTTTTTTGGAACTTGGTCTGTTACCACAACCAATGGTTAATGGATGACTTACCTACAGAAATTAAAAACTTGTTCCCTTCGCGGAATTTTAAAAGATTTAGCCATCACTTATCACACGCATCAAGTGCATTTTATCAATCGCCGTATAATCGAGCATTAATTATAACATTTGACGGCGGAAGCGATGACGGATTATTAAATGTATATATCGGTAATGGAACTGACGATTTAATTCATTTATATAGTAATACTCGTAATTACTGTGTTCCTTATGCAGTAATAGGCCATTTCATTTACGAGATTAAAAATGAACCAATCTATCAAATGGGGCAATTTACGTATCCGGGTAAAATGATGGGATTAGCCGGGGACGGAGAAGTAGCTGACGATATTGAGCAAAATTTTACAAACTATTTTGAAGAAGTTGCAACTGCTAACTTACAAATACCTGAATTAATAGATTGCTTTGCAAAACATATGAATATTTCAAATTCAGTACAGGCGAGTAAAAATACTGCAAAAACATTTGCCGCCACTGCTCAAGTAGTATTTGAAAAATTGCTACATGAAGAAATTGGTGGGTTCTTAAAGGCATCACACGGGTTGCCGATTGTGTTGTCAGGCGGTGGTGCATTGAACATTATAAACAATTCAAGAATAGCAAAATCTCATAAAGTATTTGTTCCGCCTAATCCGAATGATTCAGGGATTGCAATAGGATTGTTATGCAATGGTATTCGACCAAAAGAAAAGATAGATTGTGCATACCTTGGTCCAGACGCATTAGATAGCAGTACGTTAGAAGATGTTGTAGCGTTACGTAACGGCACTACTGTTGATCTAAATAAGCTTGCTGATAATATCATTGCAGGTAAAATTTATGGCGTAGTCCGAGGCCGATCTGAATGTGGGCCAAGAGCATTAGGTAATCGAAGTTTGATATGTAGTGCAATTATTCCTGAAATGAAAGATATCTTAAATTCTAAAATTAAAAATAGAGAAAGTTTTAGACCGTTTGCACCAGTTGTAAGATTAGAAGATGTTCACAAATATTTTAAAAGTAAAGATGAATTAAGATTTATGTCATTTAATGTTGAAATTCATAAACAGTATGAATCACTATTATATGCAGTATCAAGTTCAGACAATACTGCTAGGGTACAAACAATTACTCGAGAACAAAATGAATTCTTATACGATTTATTAACACTATTAGATAAAAAAGTCGGACATGGTATTTTGCTAAACACATCGTTTAATCTTGATGGAAAACCGATTTTAAACAAATATGCCGATGCATTAGACGTATTAGACACTAAAGATATAGACGGTGTAATCTTTGAAAATTATCTTATTGAAAAATCAAAATGAAACAAAAGTTTAAACATGCTTTTATGAAAACGGCTTATACATTTGCGGAATTAAGTTCCGCAGTTAAGCTCAAAGTTGGTGCAGTTGTAGTTAAAGACGATCGTATTATTAGTCTTGGCTACAACGGTACACCTACCGGATGGGATAATACATGTGAACTTGAAATTATTAACTTTCAGGATGGATCTGTTCAACTTAAAACTAAATCAGAAGTTATTCATGCAGAAATGAATGCACTTATGAAATTAGCAAGTTCATCTGAATCTGGTAAAGGTGCAGCTATTTTTATTACACATTCGCCTTGCATGGAATGTGCTAAAGGAATATACCAAACTGGTATAACTGAAGTATACTACACTGAAGCATATCGTAATGTAGATGGTATTGAATTTTTACAAAAATGTGGTATAACTGTCGAAAAATTATAAAAATAGCAGCTGATTCCTCAGCTGCTATATTCAGTTGTAACTTCTAACTTTCCCCGTAGAGTGCCAAAACCTCTTTTACAGCACTATGACGTTCAATATCCTTATGCGTAAAATACGCAACATCAATATGGCTTAATGCCGTTTTATTGTTATCTAATCTATCGATAAATTCTAATAAACCGTTATCATGCAAGCGATCAGCTTGTGCTAAATCCCCTGTTACAACCATACGTGAATTTTCCCCTAATCTAGTAAGAGCCATCTTCATTTGATTAGGAGTTGTATTTTGAGCTTCGTCAAAAATGATATACGCATTTTTGAAAGTTCTCCCTCTCATATAACTTAGTGGACTAATTTCAATATCACCCTCAGCTAGAAATTTTGCAATGTCTGTCTGATGGTAATACTCGCCGAATACATCAAAAATAGGTCTTGTCCATGGCGCCATCTTTTCATTTAATGTGCCTGGTAAGAACCCTAATTCTTCATCTACCGATACTGCTGGTCTAGTTACAATAATCTTATCTATTAACCCTTCCTGAAATAATTTAATCCCATTTTGAACTGCTAACATCGTTTTCCCTGTACCTGCTGGTCCAACTGCAAACACAATGCTAGTGCTTTCGTCTTGAAGCATTGCGACATATTCTTTCTGACTTTGGTTGCGTGGGTTTAATGTTACGCTGTATCTTTTTGGTTTAATCAATTTTGGTTGTTGAAACTCAACTATGTTAACTTGCGATGTGAAACGTTTTTGTACTCGTTTTTGGGCCATATAGTGTAACTCCTAGTTTTTTGTTAGAATGGTAGTAACCACAGCGACATGGATACTACACAGTTATTTAATGAAAGGGAGTCAAATACAAAGAAATACCGGTTGATTTTAAACCAGGATAAATAAGTGTAAACGTTTTAGGATATTATTATGGCTACAGATGTATTAGATATTATTAAAAACATTCAAAATCTATATGAGAACAATTCAAGTCTAGCAGTGTTAAAAGATTTTGAAAGAGTACTCGACGAACTAGATTTGTATGTTTACAAAAACTGGGAAGATGGCGAATTAGCGTATGGACCAAAAGTTGACCGTCATTGGATTACTGTTGGGTTTATGTGGCCAAGAGATAACATGCCAGATCCAGCAGGCGGCAAACGATTAGCAGATTTAGGATGCAAAGTTAAGTATCAAAAATCACATATGGTTGAACCGCGACCAATTAAAACACCTGAAGATATTCGCCCAGGCACTAAAAAAGGTAAATTAGACCGACATCCAATTTGGATTGTAGAAATACAAATGCCAAAAAAATTAGCCTTTGATATGTATAAAGGTTATATGGATAAGCTAAAAAATGAAAACATAGAACCGCCAAAAGAACCAGCACAACCTGCGGCTGCCCCGGCAGCAGGCGGAATGCCTCCAGCACCGGGCGGAATGGGCGGCGGAATGCCTCCGGCACCGGGCGGAATGGGCGGCGGAATGCCTCCAGCACCGGGCGGAATGGGCGGCGGAATGCCTCCGGCACCGATGTAAGGATGACTATGATTACAGAAAGTTTACACGCACACGATCTTAAACACTTAATAAAGAAAGTTTTTGAAATTGATTCATATAGAAGTAAAATAGGCGACGATCAAGATGTAGTTGTTGTGTCGTTTACTGTGGATCAAGAAGATCCTGCAAAAGATTTAGAAAATTTTGTAGAAATGGGTTATGATTTTGTTTTAGATGCAGATGTTAGCCCAGGTGAAACAGATGACGGGAATTATAAAGTTTTTATTGAACTAGAAAGAAGCAGACATGCGGCTGAACAAATTCTTGAACTAATGGATGGCATTGAACAACTAACCGGAATGTCTGATATGAGATTTCGGTATTTTAAAAGTTTTAAAAGCCAAGATGCAAATTTAGAAAATTTAACTGCAGCAATACCTGTCGATAAAGATGCATACGACATTGCAACCAAACGAGACAAATTAGACAACTTTAGTAATTTCTTTTCAAATAGTTTTTCAGACGATGTTAGTGTTACTAACGAATCAATTACATTTAAAAGAATTTGGACTGATCCGTTATCATTTGAGATAATTACTAGTGGTCCTAAACAAACAGTTTATAACACAATACAAGGTCCAATTATGTTGGAAGGTAGTGATATTGCAGAAGTAATGTACTTTACAAAATGCATAGGTAACTACAATATTACCAAGGTTGGTAATACATTTATATTTGAAAACAGCGGATGGGCTGTTGCATTGGAGAAAAAATAATGGCATTCACATTTACAGAAGCACACTTAGCAAAAATTATTCCAGGTAATTCATACATTTCAGAATGGTATGACGCATTATCATCTATCTTACCAGAATACGATATTAACACACCAGAACGCGTTGCAGCATTCCTTGCTCAAACCGCTCACGAAAGCGGCAACTATACTGCATTAAAAGAAAACTTAAATTACAAAGCTGTAACATTGCAAAAAGTGTTTCCTAAATACTTTCCAACTGCAGCGTTAGCAGAATCATATGCCGGTAAACCAGAAAAAATTGCTAGCAAAGTATACGGCGGACGTATGGGCAACGGTGACGAATCTACAGGCGAAGGATACAAATTCTGCGGTCGTGGACTTATCCAATTAACAGGTAAAGACAACTATACACGTTTTGCTGAAAGTTTAGAAATGGAAATTGATGAAGCTATTGAATACTTAGAAACATTTGAAGGTGCTGTACAAAGTGCTTGCTGGTTTTGGGAAACTAATAACTTAAACCAATGGGCAGATAAAGGTGACATCATTACACTTACAAAAAGAATTAATGGCGGAACTATTGGAATTGAAGACCGTAAACATCACTATGCTAACGCAATCAAAGTATTGAGTGCATAATGTTTATCTTACATTTCCTCCCTGATTCATATTTACTTTGGGCGGTTAACACAATCCTGCTATTAGGTGCTATTGGTACTATAGCAGGATTTTTTATTAAGTTTATTCCATTTTTAAATCATTACAAACTATTGTTAAATATACTGTCAACATTTTTACTAGTTGTAGGAGTTTACTTTAAAGGTGGTTATGGTGTTGAGATGGAGTGGCGTAACCGTGTAGCAGAACTTGAACAAAAAATAGCGATAGCAGAAGCCCAATCAAAAGAGGTTAATATCCAAATTGAAACTCGTGTGGTGGAAAAAGTAAAAGTTATTAAGGAAAAAGTATATGCAACCAAAAAAATTATTCAAGAACACAAAGAGATTATTAACGCTGATTGTACTGTTCCTGATGTTGCAAGGGTGCTCTACAACAGTGCCGTTAACAATGAGCTTCCCGCAGGTACCTCCGTCCTTGATGGAGCCAGCACCAACGTTAAAGACATTATCTCAAACTAAACCAGAACTAAGTGATATATTAGAAAATGCTAGTGAGAATTACGGTTCTTACTATGAACTACGAGAACGATATCTTGCATGGCAAGATTGGTACAAACAACAAACGAAAATATATGAGGACGTAAAATGAAAAGAGTATTAGCAGTTATTTTACTTAGTATGCTATCTGGTTGCGCAGCAATGGATGCGTATTTTATGGCAAAATTTGATCAAAACGAATATCAATTAATCAATGACGTTCGGAGTCTTTCGCAAATAGGATCAGAGTTTTGTAGTAATCAACAACAAATGGTTCCTATTGTAGATCGTATATATTTAAAAAGTATTGAATTTAAAAACTATGCTGAATTTATACCAGAAAACAAAGTAACTATGAAACTATCAGAATCATTAATGGATTTAACAGAACCATTACATGTACGATATCATAAAACAGAAAAAATAAGTGAAGCATATTGTAAACAAAAAATGGATATTTTAACAAAAGCGGCAACTACAATTGCCCAAACTATAGGGAGTAAACCACGATGAGTACACAAGATATTTTAAATAGTTTAAGCGGATACGATACTGTTAAAAGTCACGCTCTTGCAGATGCAGCAGCAGAACTTAAAGGATTAACTGAAGACTTTCAAAACGGTGTAATTAGCGCGTCTGAATATGAAGAACTATTACAAGATATTTCTACAACTGGAATTATCATCGAAGATGCGGCAGCACTTAACGCACAAACTGAATTAAACAAAATTATAAACACTGCAATCACAATTGCATCAACCGCTGCAAAAGCAATTTAAATACAAGGAACGTAAATGGAAGAAAACAAAGAGGATTTTATGACAAAATATTGGCGCCCAATGATGGCAATGACATACATGGCAACATGTTTGTTTGACTTTATTGTAGGACCGATTCTATACAACGTATTACAATACTATAACCCCGGTCAAAACTTAGACATGTGGCAACCATTAACATTACAAGGTGGTGGACTTTATCACATTGCAATGGGTGTTGTATTAGGTATTTCGGCACACGGTCGTACACAAGAAAAAATTAACACACCGTCTTTACCTGGAATGGGTAGTTTCATGCCAGCACCGCAAGAATCACCAGCTCCGACTCCAGTTTATGCACCTGCGCCTGCACCGGTATATGTACCGCCAGCACCTGCGCCTGCACCGGTAGTTGAAGAAGCTCCTGCACCTGTTAGAAAAAGACCGATGGCAAAACCAATTCCAAAATCAGATGAACCAATTTAAGGAAACATTATGAAAAAACTATTATCATTAATTATAATTGGCATGTTGGCAGCTTCACCAGTTGCATATGCTAACCATGAAGAAGGGCATGTTGGCCCAACTACTAAAGAAGTTTGCAAAACTGTAAAAGGTAAGAAACAATGCAAAACTATCAAAGTTCATAAGAAATTTGAAGGTAAAAAAGTTCCACCTAAAAAGGCAGTTGTAAAACCAGCTCCAAAAAAAGTAGTTAAAAAACGTAAGTAATCAAAATATTGACAGGTCAGGCATTGTATAGTATAATTACTATACAAACTGACCTTTTTTATGAGAAATTAACCATGACAGACTTTTATTCAAAATTAGGTGTGTCCCAAGACGCATCACAAGACGATATTAAAAAAGCATATCGTTCATTAGCAAACCGCCATCATCCCGATAAAGGAGGTGACCAAGCTGCATTTAAAGATATTTCTGTAGCATACGATACTCTAAGTGATCCGCAAAAACGTGCAGAGTATGATAATCAACAACACGGACATCAGTTTGGGGGTGGACAACATTTCCATTTTGATATGAATGACATATTTGGACAACACGCACATTTTACTAATATGTTTGGAAATGGATTTAGACAACAACAACGCAACAAAGATTTAAACTTACAAGTACAAGTAACCCTTGTTGAATCTTTTAAAGGTAAACAAGTAGATGCATCATTTACATTGCCTAGTGGAAAACCGCAAACTGTTTCTATTAATGTACCAGCTGGCATTGATCACGGTGACACTATACGATACCAAGGATTAGGTGACGATTCTATTCCAAATATTGCTCGTGGAAATCTTAATGTAACAATTCACGTTATTCCGGATTATATATTTAGACGTGAAGGAAATGACGTGTTTGCTACATTAGAAATTAATCCAATTGAGGCAATGCTTGGCTGTATTAAATCGGTTAAAACTATTACTGGTGAAATAAAAAATGTAAGTATTAGAGCCGGAGTTGAAACTGGCACACACTATGCTTCTGGACCGGGATTTACTAATTTACATAGTAAACAAACTGGACAATTTATTTCAGTTATTAAAATTAAAGTTCCTACAATTACTGATCCTGCACTAATTGCACAATTACAAGCAATAAACAGTCAATTAAATTGACTTTTATGTAAAATAGTGTATAATATAACTTTACTTAACAACTACAAGGAACTACTATGGTCGAACCAAGCGAAAAACTACAAGCAATTTTTGACAAAGCTATTGCCGCAGCAAAAAACATGCATCATGAGTATGTAACACTTGAGCACGTATTGTTTTCAATGCTCATGGAAGATGAAGGATTTACAAGTTCTTTACAGCATTTTGGTGCTGACACTACATTTTTAAAGAATACTGTACTAGATCATTTACAAACAAAATGTCAAGAAATTACTACAGTTGACGTAGTAGTTAAACCTAAAAAAACTCAAGCTGTAGAACGCTCTTTAAATAGAGCGTTTACACAAGTGTTGTTTAACGGTGGCAATCGTATCGAACCAGCTGATTTTTTCTTAGCAATGCTAGGCGAGAAACGGTCATGGGCGTTTTATTATGTTGCACAGGTAAACATCACTAAAGAAAAGTATGCCGAGTATATACAAAATGTTACATCTGACGATGATGATGCAACAACAAGTTCAGTTAAACCTGGCTCACAAACACACAAAGCATTACAGGCGTACACTACTAATTTAAACGAAGAAGTTAAAAATAACAAGATTGACCCAGTTATTGGTCGTGTAGACGAATTAGAACATATTGCGCTTGCGTTAGGACGTCGTAGTAAAAACAACGTTATTATGGTAGGTGATCCGGGTGTAGGTAAAACTGCAATTGCCGAAGGTCTTGCATATAACATTGTTAACGGTTCGGTTCCTGAATTTTTAATAGATTACACTGTTTACAATTTAGATATTGCTGCTATGTTGGCAGGTTCTAAATACAGAGGCGACTTTGAAGAACGATTTAAACAAGTAATTAAGTCGTTACAGAAACTTGGTAAATGTGTACTATTCATTGACGAGGCCCATATGATTAGTGGTGCAGGTGCATCTGGTAATTCTTCTAATGATTTAGCTAATATGATGAAGCCTGCACTTAGTAAAGGTAACATTAAAGTTATTGCAAGTACTACATGGGACGAATACCGTAAACACTTTGAAAAAGATCGTGCGTTAATGCGTAGATTCCAACGTATTACAGTTGACGAACCTACACAAGAAATGACTTTACAAATTCTTAAAGGTATTAAGAAGTACTACGAAGGTCATCACAAACTTAAAATTAAGGACGAAGCATTACAAGCGTCAATTAAATTATCTGTAAAATATCAAGCAGATAAAAAATTACCCGATAAAGCTATTGACTTAATTGATTGTGCTTGCTCACGGTTTAACTTAAAACTTGCAGATCAACGTGTAGTTACAGAAGCTGATATTCAGTTTGAATTAGCTAAAATGGTTAACATGCCAGTTGAACAGATCATGCAAACTGAAACTAGTTCGCTAATTACATTGCAAGAAAAACTTGAAGCTGAAGTATTTGGTCAAGATACTGCATTAACTGAAATTGTTGACAAAATTATGGTTGCACAAGCAGGATTAAAACCAGAAAACAAACCAATTGGTAGCTTTGTGTTTATGGGACCAACAGGGTGTGGTAAAACTGAAACAGCTAAAGCACTTGCTAAACATTTAAATACTAAATTGTTACGTTTTGATATGTCAGAATATCAAGAGAAACACAGTATTAGCAAACTAATTGGCAGTCCTCCAGGTTATGTAGGTTTTGAAGACAATGCAGGTTTGTTGATTACACAAATTCAAGAAAATCCAAATGCGGTATTGTTATTTGATGAGATTGAAAAATCACATCCTGATGTATCTACAGTGTTGTTACAAATGATGGACAACGGCTTTATTACAGGCTCAAATGGTAAACAAGCTGATTGCCGCCATATTGTATTAATTCTAACTACTAATGCCGGTGCGCAATCTGCAGAAAAAAATCAAATTGGGTTTGGCTCTCAAGAAAAAGACTATTCAGATACTGATCTTAAGAAGTTTTTATCGCCTGAGTTCCGCAACAGACTAGATGGTGTTATTACGTTTAATAAGTTAGGAAAAGACACTATGGTTAAAGTTGTAAACAAGTTTATTGACGAAGTGCGTGAACAAGTTAAAGAAAAAGGCATTAAGATCAAAATTGATAAAGCTGCAACTAATTGGTTGTTAGACAACGGATTTGATGCTAAAATGGGTGCTAGACCATTACATCGCATTATTGATAAAGAGATCAAACGTGATCTTGCTAAAATGATGTTGTTTGGTGATCTTAAATTAGGAGGATGGTTAACAGTAACAGTTGCAGATGATAAAATTGTACTTGTTTCTAAACCTAAAGCACTTAAAGTACCGTTACTTACTACAAAAGAAGTGTTAACATCAGACAACTTGTTTATTGAAGATGCTGATTAAGACTACTAAAAAGTTATATAAAGGCAAATACCAGTACAATATTGTGCTGGTATGCGCATTTTCTGTTGTGTTTAGAGGAAATGATCTTAATGTTACTGCTCGTAAAATTGACAATGAAGAAAAATTAGTAGACACAAAATGGGCGTGGAAAAATCCATTAGAGTTTGCGTATGCTAAAGAACTTTACAATATGCTAATTACCATGGACGATTTTTCCATTAGAGTTGAATCTCCAACTATTACATGTTATACTAACAACTACAGTGATATTATTGCATTAAGAGAAATAGACATTTCAAAAGTTCGTAGAATTAGTGTTCCAATGGTTACATTAACTGAAGACTCTGTATACATGCCAGAGATAGATTACGAGTTTCGTGTTACTATCGGAGGCACTAAACACCAATATTTAGATTTTTTAGAATGGGCAGATGCTATTGACAAATTACGAATTACTAATAGCTGTAGAGAAATGTTATCACAACGCAGTAGTTATGGCGGGGGTCACTTTTATGTAAATGGTGAAAACATGTTATTAATGTGTAGGATGCAATTAGCTGGTATAAATCTTACAGTCCACCGTATAGTACATTAAGTATAAATATATTAATAACACGGAATTTAACTATGCGTATCACAGATTTATTAGAAAATGCTCACTTTAAAAGTGAAGAATTTGTTAAACAAACTGACGACGGTAACGAGATTGATTTTGATCTAACCGAGGATTTAGTTTTCTTTTTAAACAACAATGACGATGCATATCGCCGTCACCTGTTGCCCGCAGTACATAAGTTTATTGATACACAAAAAGCAGGCAATGAACCCAAATATACTATTTTTAAAACTGCAGTTGCAGATGGTTATAAACAATACACTCAGCAATATCCAATGCGTGAATTGCCGGATGAAATAGATAAGAAAACTTGGAAAACAACTTGTAAAAATTTGTTTGATCAAATTTCTAAAGATATGGAAGACGGTCATTACGATCACACTTAACATTTTTATTATATAGGTAACAATATGGCAGGAATAGCACACCCTGAAGATCTTATCATTACTGAAGGATCTAAAGGTGCCCTTCAAGCAGTTAATGAATTAACTAATCTTTCAACATTAACTATTAAATGGGACGGCTTTCCTGCAATAGTTTTTGGTCGAGATAAAAATGGAACATTAGTGCTTGTTGATAAGCACATGTTTAAACAAGTTGCTAACGGCAATCTTGAATTTACTTCAATTAGAGAATACGATTTAACCCGTAATATAAATCGTAACGACTTATGGGATAAAGAAGACATTCTCCGTCCTGCATTAGACAAAATAATTCCAAATATAACTGACACTTACTACATGGGCGATTTGCTATGGGTTAATACCCCTGTTAGTGTTGGAGATTCATATGTTTTTAAACCAAATACTGTCAAATATCATGTTGATCACAATAGTGAGTTAGGTAAATCAATTGCTAATAGTGTTGGGGGTATTGCAGTACATACGTTTATTCCAGGGTTAACTGCAGAAGACGAACCAATTAATGGTTTTGATGTGTTTGCAGAGTGTAAAGACATTACGTTTATTGCAACTGAGATGAAACAGCCAAATATTGTTATAAACACTGCATTATTAAACGCTGTACAAACTACAATTGCTACATATTCCAGCGATGTAGACGCTGTTATTGCTAAATTAACTGAGTTAAAATGTAAAAGTGTAATTACTGCAATGGGACCGTTTATTACTAGTATGATTAACAGTGAAGATCTATCTACTAACATTGTTCCAAGATTTATTGATTTTTTTACGCTAAGACTTACAAAACCTGCTCACGCTAAACTGTTTTTACCAAATGGAAAACTACGTAACGACATTTACACTGGTATTAATGGTTTATGGAGTATATGGAGTGCAATTTCTAATCTCAAATTAGACATTAAACGTCAAATTGATGAACAACAACTGCACAGTGCAGTGCAACCTGTAATAAATAGTATTATAAGTCACGAAGGCTATGTATGCGGCAGCGGTATTAACAAAATAAAAATTATAAATCGGTTAGAATTTAGCCGTGCTAACTTTTCCAAATACAATGTAACTGCAGAGGAAATTGCCGCAAAAAGTAACATGCCAATGGCAACTTTTTGTTTTGGTAGAATGAATCCTCCAACAGTTGGACATAAAAGAGTTATACAACAAACAGTAGCACTTGGAAAAGAACATGCATATATTTTTGCAAGTAATAAACATGATCCTAAAAGTGACCCATTAGAGTATGACGTTAAAACTGAATTTATTAAAAAAATTCATCCGGATTATTCTAACTTTATGGTAACCGAATATGTTAGAGATCCATGGCAAGCTGCATGTTGGTTATATGATAGAGGTTATAGACACATGACATTTGTTGCAGGCAGTGATAGACTAGGTAATAGTACTAGAAGTTTAGAAACTGCACTTAACAATTGGAATAGTGGTCCATCTCGCACTTCTGATTATGCTCGCGGACCAAATGGTAGAGAACATGTAGTATTAAAATTTGCTAGTAGTGGAGATCGCACAGATGAAACTAATAACGCTAGCAGTACATTAGCACGTGAATACGCTAAAATAGGTGACAAGATTAATTTCCAACTAATAACCGGTGTAAGTGAAGATATTACAGTATGTGGTAAAACCTTATATGAAGCTACTAGGGAGGGAATGAATGTACAACGGAATGAATAATGAAACGATATACAAATGAAGATATACGGGAATTTGAGATTGCCGTAAATGAGATGCAGCATAGCCTAATCCGTGAAGGTAAACTTCGTCAAGGTGTCCGAGATGCAGTTCCCGGATTAAATGCATGGCCTGCATTAAACAATAATAACAATCCATACAACGCTTATAGATTTGGCATTGCAATGGCAGGTGCCCCTGATTTTAAAACTGATAAAAAAGGGCCAAACGGTGGGGACTTTATGACAATGTCATACACTAGTGGCGACGACGAAATATTAAACTCTGCTGCAAAACAAATGGGTGTAAAAAGTTCATCAATTGCAGCAAAAAAATCTAAAGAAACTGATGATGTTCATAAAGTTAGTCCAGTTGCTAATAAAAAACGTAACAGGTACGGTATATGAAAATTTTAGAAATCATTACCGAATCAGAAGCTGG